CCGAGGATGCTCCATAGTCTCCGGTTGCCGAGGATGCTCCATAGTCTCCGGTTGCCGAGGATGCTCCATGCTTTTCATCGCTTTCAGCGTCCTTTTTTACACGTTTTACTGTATATTCGATTGCAGCTTTAACAAGACCCGCAATGCTAATTTCTGCTCCGATCTTAATTTTTGTAGATGCTACCTTAGTATCATCATTATGTTTCTGGATTTCTCCGCTCTGCTCTACCTCGTGGTATACGCTTTCATTTGGATAATAATAATTCAAGCAATCAAGCGGATACTCGCAAACGTGAAATCCATGATCGCAAACTTCTACGATTTCTTCCTCATACTCTTTTCCTTCTTCGTACTGAAAGCCACGACAAGTCATATTTTTGTTAAATCCTTTGTAAAATTTGATAACTTCTCCCATTTAAACACCCTCCACTTTCAACTGCTTGTCCGCTGATACACTCAAAAGGATTAACTGTGCATCCATATCCGGCACATTGAAATCATTTAAGCTCTCTGCGTTATCCACAAAAATCGGCACGATAACGCCATATAACTCGCTAAGAGAACGGATAATATCAAGTCCGGCTACAATTCTATGACCGCTATTCAAAGTCGAATACGGCACTCCATTTACGGTGCACTCACAGCAATCTTTCATACCGCCATTTAACTGCATTTCAAAGAGTTTGAAATTAACTGTCTTAAAATGGCTGTTGATGGATTCAGAAACCTTGTTGAGTTTGAAACGAATGAACTCTTCCAACAGGTAAAGAATCTGTTCCTGATCCGCAACCTTCTGCCCGATTTCTTTCTGTTCTTCCTGCAACTGCCATATACGTTCATCAATCTCAACATTCATGGATGCCTTTGCAATAGTGCTGTTTACTTCATCAAGATGTGCCTGCAACTCTTCTTTTTCAGATTTTAAGGTTTCAACTGCTGCATCCTCTCCATTAGCTTTCAGATTTTCGATTTCTACCAGAACTTCATCGTGTCTGGCTTTCATCTTCACATACTCTTCATTCTGCGAATAATCGGCAATTTCCGGAATCGATGATAACTGCTGGCAAATTTTTTCTTTTTTTGCAATATCTTCCTGCTCCTGTTCCTTTAAGGACTTTATTTCTTCCTTTACTTTGGCATTTTCATCCCTTAATTTTGTGATAAGATTTTTTCTCTCTGTGCCAATATCAACCAATCTGTTCAGTGCTGTTCTCTTTTCTGTGTCAAATCTGATCTTTTCTGATTTTAACTTTTCTTCTGCATCCGACTTGGCTTTTCGCTTTCTGCTTTCAAAATCAGCCTTTAACTGCTCGATTTTATCTTCCGGCAACTTCTGACCACACAATGAGCAAACGGTGCTGTTTTCATCAAATACCCACTTTGATTCATCAAACAGATATGGGAATTCATCAAAAGCCTTTGCTGTTTCTGCGTTGTACTCCTCTCCAAGCCTTTTCCGCTCTGAATCAGCATTGGAAATAACCGTCTCGTTTTCTGAAACCCGTCTCTCTTTCAAAGCAATAGTATCTGCAAATCGCTTTATCTCGTTTTGCAAATCGCGTAATTCTGCTTCGATCTCGCTTCTTCTGTTTGTCAGATCCCGGTTCATGATCTGCATAATGCCAGACATATCAAACTGCAGCTGCATTTCTTCACGCCCTAACTCCATCATTACTCCGTCAGAATCTTTGATCTTCGCATCAATATCTGCAATTTTGGTTTCCAAGTCTGTTTTCGCAAGTTCCTGTTCTGCAACATCGATGTCAACCTTGGATTTCATGGCTTCGTCAATTCGTACTGGAATCTCTGCCTGCTTCTTCTTCCACTCGTTCAATGCTTTGGAGAATTTTGCTCTAATATCATCCGTAGACGGTGCTTTTTCCAATTCCGAAAGCAATGGTGCATACTTTGCGTCCGTCTGTGCCAGCTCTACATCTGAAACCTCTGAAACAAGTTTCATCAGAATATCTCTCTGGTCTTTCCATTTCAAAGAAGAAAAATACTGCGGATTAGTCAGCATTTTGAACATTTCCTCGCTCTGTGCCAATTCCGAAACATAAGCCTTGAAATCCGCTTCACTCTTCGGATAGCCGTCAATCTCAAACGAATTAACATTCCCCTGCAATACTGCCGTATCGGTTCCACGCTTCTTAACCCAGTTCTGTTTCTGTGTCTTGGAAAGTTCAACTTCCTTTCCATCTACATCCAGAATGGAAGACACCTTGATTTCCACGTTATCAATGCGGTTTCCGTCCTTATCCAACGGTCGAACATTGAATTTTTCCTCTCCGGAACTGTTCTTGTTGAAAAGCAGCCATGTAAACGCATCAAAGATCGTTGTCTTTCCTACGGCATTCTGCCCGCTGATCTTCGTTTTCACAGAGAAATTCACGTCAAGCATATTGATGCCCTTGAAGTTCTCGATGTGAATACTCTTAATCGTTATTTTCATTTTTCCCCTCCTCAATCACATCACATTTGCTTACGGAAACCTCATAAGCCACTTTCTTCTCAAACTCCGTGTCAGAAATATTTTTGTCGTATTCGCGGCTCTGGATTCTGCCAATCAACTTAACACGTGTTCCGATTTTAAATCCGCCTGCAAATCTTGCATTTCTTCCCCAGGCAATGCACGGAATGTAATCAGATTTCCCATAATCTCTGTTTACTGCAATCAACATGTCTGTGATCTCGCGACCAAGTGGCGTCTCTCTGTAATTCGGCTCTTTGCAAACATATCCATTGATCGTAATGCAATTCTTATCAATATTCGCATCTTTTGAGTCAATCGCCTCAATGTCACAAACAAACACAGATAAGATCAACCGTCGTCTTGTACCTTCCTGTTTGTTGAATGATCGATAATTTCCAGAAACCCTTACCGCCATTCCGGAATATCTGTCCTCCATATCAAACAGTTTTTCTGAAATGGTTAATGGGATCTCATCTACGGCGCCACTTTTTCTTTTTACTCCAAGAGACATTTTGTAAAATTTTTCTCCGTATGATTCATACATAAACTCCGGCTCTGAAATAATCACGCCCGCCAGTTCCACTTTGTTGTTTTCCATTGTTTCTTTATTCATATTTGAAATTCTCCTCGTATTATAATGTAGTAGTGTTTATAGACCCTCTCCAAAGTCTGATTCCGCTTCTTCATGAAGTCTTTCAAGTTCAACCGTCCTGTTCATTATGCTTTTGGCATATTCAGTGCGATTCTCGTATGTTCTGGTCAACGCATCTGATTTTCCGCTATAGATCATAAGGACTGTGCTCATGTCTCCCTCATATTTTTCAAACAACTCCGCCAAATAATCGCATCCAACGAGAATATTCCCATACGGATCATAGAGATCTTCTACTCCAAGACGTTCCATCCGGTCTCTGTGATATTTTTCATAAATTTGCATGAGACCTTTGCATCCACCATTCTCCACATCGGCTTGTCCACTGCTTTCATGCTCGATAATCGCCATTACCATTTCCGGGCAAATATGATATTCGTTTGAAATCCCCTTTATATAAGGAAGATACTCATTTGAAATCCATGTATCGCTCGGTTCCGTTGCTGTCGTATGTAATGTAGGTAATACCATCGTCAGTGTCATCACCATCAACATAATAATCATGATCTTCGACAATCTCTTCCGCATCCTGCCATCCTCCTTCAATTCTTGATCCGGCATACAATAAAAGTAAGCTGATTATGGTCGGTATCGCTACAATAGGATTTTCCGTTGCATCCGCACACATACAAAGAAAAAAGATCGCCGCGCCTACAAATTCAATCACCCTTGCCAACTTCTTCATCCGCACTTCACTCCCGCCACTTATAAGAATCACTTTCAATTTCCTGTCCGTGAAAGGACACAAAATCTGTTATTACCGCAATAAATTCTGAATTGGTTGGCTTCCCCTTTTTCGGCGAAACCGTATAACCAAAAATCTCATTGATCGCATTCACATTGCCATTTATCCATGTGACCTCTATTAAGTTCCGGATGTTTCTTTCTACTTTGGATGCGGTAGTTCCGTTCTCTTCTGCGATTTTTGCATAAATTTCCTTCATAACACATCTAAGCGCATCCCTGTCGTCCAGGCATTTCTCTATCGCTCTAATTGTGTATGTGTATCCTTTGAGCGAATGGCTTGCGCCGATCTGATCTAATGTTTTTCTTAAAGCAATATTCGTTTGTTTATCCATGAATTCCTCCTGTTAATCTTTCCAATTTCATATTTTTGTTGGAAACTACCAGTTTGCCATGCTATTCTTCATAAGCGCAACCTCTTTCCAAGAACTTGTTGACAAAGTATATCTGACCTTTTCCTGTTACCTTGGTTGTCCGAGTGATCCTTACTGATCCATCCGGATTCTGCACGTTGCTTTCCTTTACCTCGAACAACCCCTGTTCAACATATCTCTGCTGCGGCATATTCTTTGACGAACCGCTTTTAATAAGGAAGTTATTCTCTCGCAACCACTCAAACAACCGCTTCTGTCCTATTTGATAGCCGTTCTGGCAGATCAGCTTTGCCAAGTCTCCGATAAGAATTGATGTGTGACTTGTTGCCACTGCATCGGCAAAGATTTCTTTCGGTTTCATCCTCTGATTTTCAGCAATCAGACTGGTGTTGATTTCCTTAAGGCTGTTGATTTTCTCATCAGCCATCTTTAACGCTCTGGCAAATACCTGCTCTGGTGTGTTCCACGCCTTTTCCAAGTCGATAAGGTACTGGCGGACTGCTTTACCCTCTGGTGTTCTCTGAATCATGCAAATCTGTTTTGCCATGTCTACAGAAATGTCATAGTCTACCGATGGTCTACCGCCACTTTCTGAGGTTTCTCCCAATTTTGGGAAAAACTCATTTCCCTCTGTAAAACCGTATTCTTTCATGCGTTCAAACCATGTAGTAAACTTTGTCCCAATATGTAACTGCTCGTGCAGTTCTCTTGCCGATACTGTCTGTGTATCAAAATTGACTTTCACTAACTCGTCCATTCCATCCAACTCCTTTCTGTACTATAATCGATGTTTAATCAGCATCAATACTAATAATCGTTTCAGCGATACGGTCAATTTCGGCTGCAATGCGAATTTTTGTTTCCGTATCAAATGTTTTCTTGCTTTCCTCTGCCAGTGTTTCAATTTGCTGGTATAGGGTATCTTTTACTTCTTCAATGCTATGCGACATTCTTCTCCTTTCTACTCAAGAAAATACTCAATCGTAACCCCGAAGTAATCCGCAATCTTTTTCAGCTTGTCTGTCTTTGGCTTGCTCTTTCCAGATTTCCAATCTGAAAATACTGTAGGCGCAAGACCAATATCTTTTGCAACTCTGTATGTAGAAATTCCTCTTGCCTTTACAAGCTGTTCAAACTTCTGATACATTTAAACACTCCTTTCCCTTGAAATTAGTTAGAATATTCTATATAATTTTCTTGTAACATTTTGTGAATGGAGGTGATAATCATGAATGCTTATCGCACCATAACTGGCTATTACCAGACACAAAAGATAACCTACTCCGTTGTTCTTAATTGCATAGATGCCGGAGATGGAAGTTACTTAAAGGGTACTGTTCAATGTAACTATGTAAAATACGGTGGTTCGTGTGAACAATGCTCCTTGCGGAATAATTATCCAGAAAATTTCCGCTAATTCTGTAAGAGCCGAGCAATCGGCTCTTACAGTTTTTAAAATATTCTAACTTTTTATTGCAAATAGTTAGGAAATCCGTTATAATATGTTTCGGTCAAGAAAAAATAAACGGTTCCATTTTTTAATTATGAAATCGCAACCGTTTTATTAAAAACTATTTATGATTTCATAACTATGGTTATATAGTATACTTCCATAGTCTATTTGTCAAGCATTTTTATTTATGATTTCATAACTATTTTTTATTTGGAGGGAATATGTACGAAATATTTTTGAAACTGCTTGAAGAAAAAGGCGTATCTGCATACAAGGTTGGAAAAGCAACTGGAATAGCCGGTTCTACTTTTACTGATTGGAAAACTGGCAGAAGTGCTCCAAAACAAGACAAATTACAGAAGATAGCTGATTACTTTGGAGTAACACTTGATTATCTTATGACTGGAGAAGAGCAAAACTCTCCGTATTCTGATGATATGGCTGATTTGTTTGTAGAAATATCAAGAAGTAATGATGTTAATAGAATAAAAAGACTTTTGTCTTATTATATGAATTTGAATGAACGTGAGAAAGATTCCGTTGACAGTATTGTAGAATCTCTTTCAAATAAAGATAATCCAAAAAAGAACGGTTAATCCCGTTCTTTTTCCATGCCGCTAATAAGTCTGTAATAAAACCTCAATCGTGTTTTATCCATTTTGGAAATCATTTCAAATATGTATTTTTTATATTCTTCCTCGCTAAAATCTGCAACATTTTTCTCTTTGTCTTCCCCCATTTTATTCTCCTCCAATCTCTGCAACCGATAATGTTAATGTCATTATAGAACGTACGTTCTTTGCAGTCAACCCCATACAAAAAAATTACCATTATTTACCAGTAACATTTGAGAGGACAATGAATCGCCAAACATCGCCCTCTCTCCAGAACTTGAAGTGCCCTTATCGGACAATTTTATTTTACAAATTTTGCCAGCATTATTCAAATCATTTCGTTCGCAAGTTTCGACATAAATCGTCTGATTTGTCACTTTTGGTCAACAAAAACGTCTGGGTTTTGAACAGATATAAAACACTGCTTATGCAGGTTTGTGCCAATTGAATAGCGTCAGAACGTTTGTTTTCTTCGCATAACGAAGCTTTAGCGAAGTTAAATACAAATCTTGGATAGCCATTATATTATTTAGAAATTTTGTAATATAGCTTTGCCAACTTTGCCGTAACGGTCTCTCGACAGGAAACAAATAGTCACGCAAAAATAACTGCAAATGTGGCTCCGTAAATTCCTACAGCGGTTGTACTTAATTGTACCGACGCATTGTTTGAAAAGACTCTTATATAAAGTATGTTTTTGTTTTCGTCTTCTGCCGTTGCAAGTAGTTTATATTGACCACTGGTAACATCACCATAGATACCTGAGGGTGTTTTTAAAGTTTGCGACAACCCAAAATCTGTAAAAGATAGGTCTATAACGCCGCTGATTTCGCCTTCAACGTGGAAAAATGCAGTTTTATTTTTATAGCAAACAGTGCCAATGCAATCTTTGATATATCCATAAGTTCCGTTTTTGTTAATTATGGCATGTTGGATTATTAAATCAGCTAAATTCGTATTTAATTGCGACAAATCTTCGTTTTGCGAAGAAATCGCCCCCGTCACTGTCCCACCACCGATAGAAGATATGTCCGTGCTTCCAAGCATCTTGTACAGATACCGCACATTTTTAAACATCTGTGACACCTTGGTAAAAAGTGAAGTGTGCTTTTCGCCACTTGTCAGCTTTGCGACACTTTCCCAAGCGCTTGCATCGACATCCGGCGTGTCACTGCTTGCAAAAGCAACGGTTGTATCTGATGTATCTCCATCTTCTGCCAATGCGCCGATCTGCTCAGGTGTAAGATTAACATTTCCCTGCCGGTATGTTTTCTCCTTGTTCCCTTTGATCCCCGTCACGCCCGATCCAGCTGTTACATCCCATTTCCCTTCGGATGTCCAGATGACGTTGTTACCCTTACCATAAAAAATACCACCACCGTCATTGAACCGATCATCTGAGGTAAAATCATCACTGATGTTGTACATCCATCCGTTTTTCATGCCGGATACCGGAAGATCCGTAAATGCTACCGTACCCATTGGTATAATGCCGTTAAGCCCCTGCGACACGCGCTTGACCTGCTCGTAATAATACTGTGCGTTATCCGTGTCCTCTCCCTCCCGGCTTCCGGTACCTCCGACGGCGTAACTCTCCGCCTTGGTTGCACTCGCCACCGCATCTGCCCGGCTTGTTTCTGCCTTTGCCGCTTCCACCTTAATCTTGGCAAGATAATTTGGCTCTAAGTGTTTTTCCTTGATGCTTCCCTCTTTCACGATTGCCGACACCTTACCATCCGTGTCAATGGTAAAAGCCACGGTATCCGTATCAAGAAACTCATACTGCGTAATCAGCGCCGACAGGTCTATGTACTGCTTTGTGCCATCGATCAGAGTAAGTACGATCTGCTCCGTGGTCGGATTGTAGTCAAAGTTTACCGCGATTTTCTCCATCTGCGTGTCAATGGTAAACTTTGAACCATTCTTTTTTGTGATCGTGATGATTCCGGTCGACTCCTCAAAGGTCACATCCGACACAAGAGTTGCTACCTCTGTTTTCGTGGCTTTTGTGGTATCCAGAGTAATCACACGGTCGTCAAGTATGTCTGTAGCACTGTCCAGTCTGTTAAGATTTACCTTATTTATAGGTGTTGCATCGCTCGGGTAATTTTCCCAGTTAATACGGCTATACGCTTTGTTCATACTTTTTCATCCTCTCTTTCAGGTTTTCTATTTCTTCATGTTGCAACTGCACCGCAGCGATCAGATCAGCAATCAGTTCCGTCTTATCCAGAGCATAGTACATGTTCCCGTCCGGATCCGGATTCTCGGAGCAGATCGCCCAGTCTTCATCTCCAATCGCCGCCAGCACTTCCTGCGCAATCAGACCATGCCGGTAATGCCCGTCCTGGTCATAGTTATAAACAAATCTGCAAGGACGTAAGGACTGTATAAGCGCGGTGCTCTTTTCTCTGTCAAGGGATTCTACCCCGTGCTTTAGTCGCTTGTCAGAATAAGATTCCCATCCATAGGACGATATTCCTTTTCCGCTTGAGAGCATTTGTGCTATGGTGTTTGCCGACGTGTCGCGCACCGTCACATCAGAGTAACTTGCCGTGAGTTCTCTCGTATCTGCTGCTGACTTCAAACCATCCGTTCCCATCTGCACGAGAGTCCCTTCCCGTTTCAGTTCAATCAAGTTGCCCGTACTCTCTGCCGCGTCAATATGCACATACCCACCGGTCATCTCCACAGATCCCCTGAGTTCCAACAAATCAGCTCTAATCTTTAATCCCTCTGCTGACTGGTTAATTTCCGAAACGACACTGTCCCGGGAAACTTTGCTTGTGATCCCCTCTGCATTGACCTGTATTGCCGCCGCAAGCTGTCCCTCTTTTTCTGTTGCCCTGTTGACCTCTGCAGTAATGCTCTCTGCCGTCTGGCTGATCTTACTGGATAGTGTGCCCTCGGCGCTCGTTGCCCGGCTTACCTCCGCGGTAATACTTTCTGAATTCTGGGTTATACGAGATGATAACCCGTCAGTAGTATTCTTTACTTCTGACCGGATTTCTGTGGCTGTCTGTGTGATCTGTGACTGCAAACCCTTTTCCACGTCAACGATTGTCGATTTCGTCTCCTCAATTGAGCGTTCCAGAGTGTTGCTTTTTCCTTTCAGTTGCAATATGCTCCGCTGTATTCCGTTGACCTTACTTGTCCGGTACTCTTCCCCGTCCGCTTCCAGATCATCACGCAAAGCCTGTATGCCTTTCAGCGTGCGCTTTAGGATGTAAGTCTCGATCAGTTCATATTTTGTAGTCAACCGTACCGCATCTCCGACCTCAAGGCATGGATTTCCTTTGCAGTCAGCACTAAACGGTCTGTATATAATTCCTTTTATCTTTGATAACGTTTTTTCTCCAATTTCGTTTAATTCCTTTGTTCCCTTCCCATAAACAAGGAAATTTCCCTCGATCACATAAGTGTTTCCGCCATCACCTACAATCACTCCTATATCATTCTCTTTCTCACGAATTTGCAGTTTGTTAATCGTTCTGACAATATAATCTTCATATTGCGCTGAAATGTACTGGCTTTTACTTATGCTGGTGCTCTTTGGATTTCTAGGGTAAAGATCATCCGCCGGGTAAAGATCATTCGCCGGATAAATCCCCTGCATCTCTTGCGTTAAGTACACATAGCGAAACTTTCCATCTCGCCCGATATTTCCCATGCAACCGTTAATTTCAAGTATACAAGACAAAACCTCTTTTCCGCTCATGGCTTCGCCTATCGTGCTTGTCTCTGCGGTACCTGAACTTCCGCTACTTGATGCTGTCACTTCTACAGTTTTTTCAATAATCATTTCATCATTTACAAGAGATACTTCTTCCTGTTCCACTCCAAAATGATTAAAAAAGCTATCTCTGAATTGTTTGAGCGTTACCTTGCTATCTTTTTGTGGAAGTATCTGATTGTACCAATCAGTAACATCAGATGATAAAATATCATACAAAGCATCGTAAGCTACCACATCCCGGCACGTCCGATCTGCCGTAGGTGTGTCAGAATAAACCTTGTATCTTCCTATTTGGAATGGTTTATCTTTGTGACCATCAAGAGTCATCTTTGCAGTCAACCACTTGCCTTTCATTGGCAAGAATACATTGGACACCGTGAATTTAATCATCCCGGCTTCACATGCCCCGAATGTTAATTCAGATTCCGAACACAAGCTTTCTGTCAATTCAAATTTTTCTTGGTGTAGTTCGGTGTTTGTGATATTGATTTTTCCATCATCAGATACGATGTTTAACTGTTTGTCTACGCTGTCCTTTAAAAACAGGCTTGAATATTGGTAATCAACCATCGTATACACCCCCTATAAATGCTAGTCTTACAGAGTTGTAATGAATTTGACCTCCATAAGTCCCGTATATTGTAGGTTGAAAATCTGCCATGTAACCATACTGTGTTACATAATCGTCATACTCCGGTATGTACGCCGTGATATAGCAGGCTCTTCCGGTTGCATTAGTAAACTGCTGACGTATTTTACTTATAATGGAATTAAATTCCGTGTTTGTAAGCATAGCCCGTGTTTCAAACTCAACTTTTAACGCCTTTAATTCCACGGCATTTCTATGTAGATAGCCGTTGGCATCCGTATAATCGTCTAAGTCCTGCATATTCACATATGGGCTATATGTCTCCGGTTTCATAAAAGACATTGGAACTGTGTAATTCCCAATCTTTAACAGCCATCCGCTGTACGCCATGTTTCCACCACCTAACTGTTTTGGTTTGCGGCTGTCTCAAATGACAGTCGGTAAAATGGGTATAAAAATAGCACCTACCGTTTTTTGATAGGTGCTAAAATTATTCGTTTTAAATTTTATACTTCTGGTATTCCGCTTCGCAAGCATCCCTACACATCCCATGCAACATTATTATTCAATGATTTGGCGTGAAGAAATGCTCCTTTCTCCGTCCAAAGATACAGTTTATTCAAATTCCAACCTCTGTTGCATATTGGCATCGTCAATCTGTTCCTGCAAAAAATACGGCGTTTGATAAGCATTTATCACTTGCACTGCCTTATCACACTGGCTACGCTTGATGCTCTTGTAAGACCGAACCCCAAAGTTGTATTTCAGATTGGCATACAGGTTGTTGTAAACCTTTTGGCGTAATCCACGATTGCTGTATGCGCTCGACTGTTTGCCGCCCATGATTGAAACGCCTTTCTTTCTGACAGCTTCCGTAATGCGGTCGGCTTCCACCGGAAGTATCGGCAAGTCCATCTTAAGACTTTCCAAATCCGCCTTGATTTCGTCGACCTCTGCTTTAAGTTCCGTGTGCCCCTGTGCAAGCAATGCAATCTTCCCGTCCGTGGTCTGAGGCATCATATATGTACCAGTCTTGCGAATGGATGGGAGAACTTCGGATGTTACCCATTTCTTGAACTTCTTCGCACTTTCCAGTTTGCTACCAAAGATAAGTGAGTAAAGACCGCTTTCATTTATAACGGTTATATCCCTATTCTGACCCTGACTCACCATTTTGGTGAGTCGCTTATCCTCTTCGTCTACATGACGGTTAATATCTCTACTACCGTTTTGGTACCCCAGAATATCCGCTACGTCTTTTCCCACAAACCACGGCTCATTGTCAATAACTACTGTTCTAATATCTCCAAACTCTGGATTGTTAAAAATCTGAATATTGTTCATCAGCAAATCCCCCATTTCTGTTTGAATGAAAGTATCGTGTTCAAAATGAAATGCAAAAATTTTTCGTCCTGTATGTTCTGGATTTCCGTTATCAGCTGTTCTTTCATCTTGCACCGCCTTTCTTGTCGGATGCAAGGTTACTTGTAAAAATCCACACACATTTTAAAAAGTGTTCGCTGAGTACATTCAGATTTTTGGTAATTTCTTCAATATACATTTCTCTCATAGATTTTACCTTCCTTTCGTTTGCTGTTTGACAACCATTCCAAAAAGCGGTATAATCCATGTATCAACCGCTTTTGGTGGCTGTGTTGAATAAAGCGTTTAACTTGTCTAGGGTTGGAACGCTTTATTTTTTGTTGATTTCTTCTTTCACTTTTCTAATCCCCATGTTGATAACATCCGTTCTGCTTGTTTTTAACTTATCCGCACAATATTGCAAATCCTCTGCTTCTGCTTTTGTAAGTCTCAAATCAAGCCTAACATTTTTAGGATTATCAGTAAGTTTCTGTCCTTTTTTTAATGGAGACACATAATCACTTCCTCTCTTTTTGATTGCACGTGCAATCTTTATTCCTTAATAATATATGTACATGCAAAGAAAGTCAATACTATTTTGAAATATTTTTCAAAAAAAGAAGCGCATCTCTGCGCTCCCTCTTATATACCCGCTTTCCCCAGCCTTTCCCAATCTGCATCCCTAGTACATTCATCCTTTTTCTTCAATAAGTTTTCGTTCTCTTTTTCCAGTTTTTCTATTTTTATTTCCAATTTCTTTTTCTCTTTTTTCAATGTAATATTCTCTTTTTCCAAATCGTCCGCACGAATAAGCGCGTTTGACTCCCGATTAAAAAGATCAGTATTGTGAGCCTTTAATGCATCTTTTTCTTTATTTAACTCTCTTATTTCCCATTTGTAATTCTTTTTATCTTGCGTCATCTTAATTTTCAATTCTTCTATCGTTTGATGTGCTTTATTCAACTTCTTTTTGCACTCATTTAGTTCTGATTCAGACTCCCTATTCTCCATCGTAATTCTCCACATATTAAATCCAAATTTATATGAAAGTGTAGCCACAATCATTACATATAATTTTATTTATTTCATATGTTTGATCTTTTCTCAAAATCTTTTCCTTTTTATTTACTAAAGTAAACGGTTTAAATGGATTTAGATTTGCAGTGTATCTTGTCTTTGTTTTGCCTGGTACAAATTTCTGCTCCGTATAATGAGAACAATTTTCGCTCCCACATCTTGGACAGTAAACCTCTTTTTTTTCTCCGAATAAAGTATATTTATATATACCATTAAATCCCGTGTTTTGAGATCTTTCAACAGAATTTCTTAAGAATAATTTTCCAACACCTGTAATCTCTGGCTCTTTTGGGCGTTCCCACCCTCTATCATTTTCGTTTTCTTGTTCGTATGATTTATAAAATTTACTTTTCCCCGCAGACATTTCATTGTTTTCGTGTTGTTTTAACGGAAAACCGCAATTGATACACATTTCTGCTTTGTCTGAAATTTCTTTTCCACATTCAGGACATTTAATCAACGCCATGTGTTACCCTCCCGCCACTTGTAATAAAATGATTCTACCACAAGTGGCGGTATTTGTCATTAGAAAATATATGCTTCTCTTCCAGTTCTGTTAAAATAATCTTTTGCATAATTGCGAGCACTTTTTCCGATCTGCTCTGATGTAATCCCAAATTCTTTTTCCAAAATTCCTTGAAGCAACTGATTTTGCTGTCTTAGCAATTCCATTTCCTGTTGCGCCGTACTGTACACTGCATCTCGAATACCTGTAATTTCCTGTCCACCGGCAACCGCTGTTTTCCCTCCAACAGTTCCCAGCATTTCTGCCCGTCCATTTTCTCCCGCCATAAACATACTGTACTGGCTTGGGAATCCTCCGGCGGCAAAAGTAGGAATTTTCCCGAGATTTATACTTCCGGCTCCAACAATCTGCTTTCCAGCAATGTTTACCGCATCCCACGAAAAAGAAAGCTTTGAGTTCATCCAGTTTGCAAATCCGTTCCATATGTGCTTTACAGCGGCTATAGCATTATTCCATGCATTTTTTAATCCATCTGAAATACCACTAAATGTCCACTTGTCTGTTGTAAACTTTGGAGCAACATCTTGATTCCACCACTTATAGAATCCGGTGTTTTCCCACCATCCAGTAAATTCCTCCCACTTTTTAGATAGACCTTTTCTTATGCTTTCTCCAAGATTTTTCCATGTATCTTCTGTAAACCATGGAGAAACTTTCTCGTTCCACCAAACGGCTATACCTGTGTCACTCCACCATGTAGAGAATTCCTCCCATTTAGTCGAAAGACCTTCTTTTATTCCGTTTCCTATTTCAAGCCAATGATCTTTAGTAAACCAAGGCAAAATATTTTCTTGAATGTATTCAGATGCTTCATTCCACTTTTCTTCTATTTTACCTTTTATTTCTCCTATTTCTGTCTGTATTGAAAGCTTTTTTTCTCCCCAATATTCTTTTACATCTTCCCACCATGAAGAAACATCCTCTAAAGTTGTTGTTAATTTATTGCGAACGGGTAGTTCAACATCTAATCCCCACCATTCTTTTACGTCGTCTTTAAACCCAGATATTTTTTCTTTCAAGTTTGGAAGAACAACTTCTGCTCTTAAGTACACATTATCTAGTCCATTTATTTGTTTCCACTCATCTATCCATGCTTTTAAATCAAAGCTACTTGGAACTTTTAGGCTGTCTGGTACATTATTGTTAAAATCGTTTAGTGCCTTTTGGTATTCATCTAAAGATGCATAATCTTCTTTTTTCGGCATCTTAATGTTTAAGTCAACTCCGTCTGAATAACGATCAAGTATTCCTTTTTGACTCAAAATGCCCCCACCATATGCATTTATCCACTCAAACGGATTTATAAGCTGCTTTAAGCTTTCTTGCAAATATTGTAAAAATCCACCATCCTTATATGCTTTTACTAGATTTTCTGCATCTTTTTTTATACTGTCTTTTCCAATAGTAAAAGTTAATGCACCAGCTGCAACGGAAAGTGAAATCGGAACTACATAAGAAAGTATTGACTTTACTGACTCTTGTCCAAACGCCGCCACAAACTTCTCACTAATCAGTTTTCCTATCGTTTCCTTAAGAATTTTACTTGTAAGAAATTTCCCTGCATACTTAAGTGCAAATGCTCCAATAATAAGAGATATTGTCTCAAGATCAATTTCACTCAAAAAATCCGTTACACCATCCCATACTTCTGACCACTTGATATTTCCAATTGCTGTTGTAATAGTGTCATATATTCCATGAACCCATGTATTGATCGTTCTACCAAGTGCCGAAAAATCAAACGTTTCAAAGAAGCGATTCACTCCTGCGGCAATGGAATCTCCAAGATTTGTCCAGTCAAATTCTTCTCCAAATGACAAGGCTGTATAAATTGCTGTGTTCAGCGCACTTGCAATCGTCATGCCGACATCTCCGAACAATCTTGGTGTAATAAGCCCATTAAGGAAATCTGCAAGCCCTTTTCCAAAATTTCTAGCCTTGGAATAAATTCTATCCCAGTCAATAGATTCCATGGCATCTGATAGCGCATCGCTGATATATGCCCCAAGTTCCCGCAAACTTCTGATCTGACTTTCATAGTCTTTGAAAATGGTATCTACCTGTACCAGCCCACCGGACGCACCACCGCCGGATGCACCACCACCGCCGGAACCACCAGAACCAGATCCGCTTGAATTATCCGGAGTTGTAATCAGATTCAGTTCGTCAAAGGCTCTTAAGCCCTTATTCATCTTTTCAACGTTCTTCGCTGCCTGTCCAGTGCTGTCTGCTATATCAGCCGCGCTCCCTGCTGCATCAGACCAATCATCTGCCAAACCACCGGCAGAAATCTCAAATTTCCATCCGAAGATTGATCCTAACGCATTGGTTACTGTCGTTGCAAAAGCAATAACTTTCTGCATGACTGCATTAAGAGTTCTTACAAACGGTTTAAAAGCGTTAATAAGTGCGCCACCGATAATAGCCGCAAGCTGTTCAAATGACTGCTTAAGTATTCTTATCTGGTTTGCCCATGTGTCTGATGTTCTCGCAAAGTCTCCTTGCGCCGCGGCTGTATTAGCCATAACATACTGATACCGGAGCATGGTCTTTTCTGCCTGCGTCATAGACGAAATGTCGGCATCTAGTCCCTGTTTCATAGCCCACTCTTTAAGGGTAGCCTGTGTGAGGTCAAGACCATATTTTCTTAAAGGCTCTGTCTCTCCGGTAAATACTGCCTGCAGGTTTCTTGCAACGTCAGACTGTTCCATATCATAGAAAGAAGCCATATCCGCAGTCAGCTTTGTAAGCTGTAGCGACATGTCAGCCATCTTTCCTTGTGAAAATCCCATGGCCGTACCCATAGCTTGGAATCGGCTTGCCACCTGTTTAGCGGTCAACTCTGACATGCCAAAATCCTGTATGGATGTTTTTGAAAAGTCCTGTATCAGCTTCTCATAATTGCCGAACGTGGTACGTACAACGTTCTCAACCTCTGTCAAAGAAGATGATATGTCGATAGCATCCTTGATCTTTGAAAAAGCACGAAACAACAGCCAGTATGATGCGTACAGCTTTCCCAACGCTGCAGCAAGGCTAAAGCTGCTACTCTTCGCCTTGTTCGCAGATCCACTAAAAATGTTCAAACTTTTTCCGAGTGATGTTGCTGCTCTACCTGATGATGCGCCTGTTTTTGCCAAATTTGCAAGCGCTTCTGTCATACGGATGATGTTTGCGCTTACGTTAGGCGCTTTTGAAAGAGTCTCAAACAGGTATTTAAGGTTATCTGCAAGCAAAGGTATGTTGTTTACTGCCCTGCCGCTCGCAACGCTTCCTAACCTTGATATAGACGTCACAAGGCTACTCATGTTTGTCATATCAAATTTCAGTTCGCCGATTTTATTCATCTGGCGCACAAAATTCTGTAGTTGCGCTGATATTTGCGGCAAATTGGCTGTCGCCTGTGTAGAAATCTTACCACCAAGTCTGCTGATACTTCCTATCAGATTGGTCAAACCTGTTGTATCAAAGTTAAGCGCCCCTACGCTGTTCATTCCTTTGACAAAGTAAGCCAAATCGTCCTTAATCTTTACCAGATTATCAGTACCAACCGTGGCAAGTTTTCCGCCCATTTTTGATAATGCCGAAGCCGTATTTAAAATACCGCTGGCATCAATCATTTTCGTATCTTTCATTCCTGCAGCAAGATTTTTCATTGCCGCAGATATACCATAGAAAGATGATGTGTCTACATTTGAGAATTTGCTTAATGCGGTGGCAAGTGATGTAATCTCTTTTGATTTTGCACCCTTAAACCCTGTTGCCGCGTCAGACATGCTTCTAATTCCAGATGCTATGTTTGAAAGTTTACTGGTATCAAATGATAGACTTTTCCCAAGACTATCCAAACTTGATGCAAGTTTATCAATTGAATCACTCGCTTTTGCAGAATCAGCCTTAATTTTTATCTGTAATTCATCAATATCTGCCATGACCGCACCAACTTTCTACGCATAATAAAAAGACGGTAGGCTGTGACACCTTACCGTCCTTGATTTTTTACTGAATCAAAATTTTCTGCCCTACATAAATTTTGTTTGGGTTCTTGATCCCGTTATCTTTCTGCAATTTTGCAACCGTTACATTGTTTTCTTTTGCGATCTTTGAAAGCGTATCTCCGCGTCGTACCGTATACGTTATCTTTTTATCTTTAGACTGCACAGAAGCATCCGTTGATCGAATATCTCCATCGTTGCACCAGCCTACCGCAACTCCATTCTTTGAAAAGCAATATGGATTGTGCGTGCCCGCCTTGATTCGTGTAATCGTTCCGGAAGCATACTTGATGATCGCATCTCCAATACCAGCCGTGGAAGATTTGTAGTAAGAAGAAACCGTGATTTCCTCTCCAACCTTATGAAGTGTATTTTCTGGCTCCGGCATAACATTTACCGTGTCTACCGCTACATACAGTTCATTCAGATCGACGCATCCGGAAACACCAGCTACAAATCCCTTTGAACTGTACTGCCATCCGTAAAGTTCATGAAGAATATCAGGCTTCTTGTCTTCCGGTGCGTCCGCCGTAATCATCATAGGCGTACTGGACGGGTATCTTGCAACCCAAAACGGGCAATCAATATGCTCAAGATATGGCTTGATATAGCTGTTGTAAAAAGACAGACCCGTGTATACACCAAATTTGCACCCTGCGGCTTCAATGATCTTCTGATATTCATTGATAATAGAGACAATCTTATCACCAATATTCTGCTGGCACTTATCCTCTACGTCCAGCCATACCATCACATTTCTTCCGGAAAGAACTTCGATCACTCTTTGCGCATCGGTCCGCGCTTTTTCTGCGTTGGTTGCGTAGCTGTAATTATATACGCCCTGCACTGGAACGCCAGCTTCTGTTGCTCCCGTCCAGTTTGCTTCAAAATACTTGTCCGGCTGCAAATCTTTTCGGATTACTTTCAAAATGGCAAATTCAACGCCGTTCTCTGCTACTTTTGACCAGTTAATATTTCCATTGTAACCGGAAACATCAATACCTTTAATTTTCATGTGGCACCTCTTCTTTCTTTGGGTGGCTCAACTCATAATTTGATTGCTTAATTTTGAGTTTTGCCACAAATAATTCTCTTTGTTTCTGAATTTCCTCTTCTGTCATTTCAGAATCGTTTAACAAACTATGCTCTGTGATAGGCTTGTCTACATACTTTGATTTAGCTTTTTTACCAGCAAGACAATGTTCTACTGCCACCGATACCGCTGACAATCCATATGTTCCAAACCACATCCACATATCATTGTCTTTTTGCTTTTTCTCTAAGTTGTAAACGTCTGCATATGGCTTTAAATCAGCCGGACAAGAAGTGTCTATGTCATGCACAGTAAATCCGTACCCCTTTGTAACTAAAAGCCAAAACGGGCGGATTTCCGCGCAATATCGTTCCCATGTAAGATCTTCTGATTTCTTATCCGCTACTTTGTTTTCGTTGTTTTCTTCCGCTCCGCATTGAGCAACTTCGATAAAAAACCGTTTTCCAGCAATTCACTTAAGAGGCTGTTGTAAAGTGCCTGTACATCCGAATCATCAGAGTCAAAGTAATCATCTAACATGGCGTATACAACGCCCATTTTTTCATCTTTCTCATCCTCATTTGCCAGATTATAGCCAAGTTCGTCACCGTGAAACTTTTGAGCCCCTACCAGAATTAACTCCGGCAGAAGGAAAAGCATGCTGTCAATAACCTCAAGATCATCGGTCTTCTGCTCGAGACTCGCGATCTTCTTAATGATTCCGCTTTTTACTGTTGCTTCATATCCGAATTTGATCTGTAACTCTTTCTCTCCAAGCTTTAATTTTGTCATATTCTTTCCCTTTCTCCCTTTTTATAGGGAAAGGGCAGTCCGAAGACCGCCCTATTCTTTTACACTGTTCCCTCAAGTTCCGATTCGGTTGTCTGATTATCGTCAGCCGATTCAACCGAACTATTCGACTGACGTGTTATTCCCCCGGTGTAAAAGCTACAGCGGTGTCCATGCCCTTGTATTCCTCAATAGTAAGGTTCATTTCGACCGTCAAAAGCTCATTCTGACCAATCTCCGGCTGCGGTATCTGCTCCGGTGGCTGCGCAACCACAAAAAATGCGTCGGTAAATCCAGGAATAATAGTTTCAAACCACATTCTTTTTCCGCCGGAAAGCGCCTTATACGCCGTGATAAGCGTTTCCCACTCTTCCTTTGTGGCATCCGTAAGGTTTACCGTGATAGGGAAAGATCCACCTGTATCTGCGCGCCCCTTTACATATCTGGTAATTGGATCCTCTAAAGCGGATGCGTCGATCTGTTCCGGCTCAATGTTAATACCGCCAATCGAGTTAATTCTTGTGAGTTGTTTAAACGATGTAGGCTTTGTTCCGGCTGTCGCTTCTGTGCCATAGCCAAACGTAATTCCTAACGTAGACAATCCTGCTGCTGCCATTTTTACCTCTCTTTCTACCGCTAAATAATGCGGTTATCAGACGCATCTCTTTGCGCCCGGTGCATAAAAAATAGAGCCTTTTGGCTCTTTTACATCAATCTGTCGTTGGCTCCGATTATCCTCCGAAACCTTGCAACGCTTCTAAATTTTTTCTCGCTGTCGTTTTTAAACTCCGGAATTGCTGTGATTTGAAATCGCATCTGCTTAAAAGCATCGGCTAAAATAGCCATAATCCCTTTTGCATCGCTCTGCTTTGTGTTTGTAATGACGTCAACCTGTATTGTTTCCTGCACCGCATTTACGGATGTGCCCTCTAAATCTGACCCACGTTCAAGCCCCGGCATCTCGTGAATGTAAATGGTCGGGAAAACAGGGTCTTTATCAAGGTTCTTTTCAACCGTTGTAAATGCAGTTTCAAAATTCATGCTTTTGTATTTCTTCTGGAGTTTTGGTTTGGCAATCGTTACCACATTGGAAAAAATGTTTGTTTCAAGGTCAAATACCCACTGGTTGCCTGCCATTATCCAAACACCTCCTTCGCTGTCTGTGTAACAATCTGACGCAACTCATTTGCGGTCAGATACATGAATGGTCGGCTTGGCATTCCCTCTGTAAACCACCAATCGCCATTGTCGTCCTGATAAAACCATCCATATCTTCCATCTGAAATCTGATGGATAGTTTTTCCACTTGCGTACTGCCACGAAACACCCTCTGGCAGTTTCCCAGGATAAGGACTTTGCTGTCCCACAATTCCGGTTCCAAACTCAACAAATGCGGCATGGTCTGTACCGGCTATTACCGCCCATATACCGCCGCCCTTAGTGCTTCCTTCATATTCCGCATGAACACTTGAAATCAGTTCCGATGTAAATATTGCGTCAAGGTCAGCAATTTGCACTCTGGCAATCTCTACGCCCTTTTCCGCGAGTTTTTCTGCCAATAGCTGACATTTATATGTCAATCTGTTTTGATAGGCTCTAAGCTCTCGTATGGCGTTCTGAATAGACTTTTCAGACAGGCTCATTGTGATTACTTTCTTCCCCATGCCGCACCTACTTCACATTTTTTTGCAATAAGAACAAATCAACCGTCAATCCCTCGTCTGCGACACCTTTTACTATGTAATCAGCCGAATTTTCGTCAACGATTGTATTCTCTTCATCTTTGTACCTTACATCTGACCGTTTCCATACCAAAGAGCCGACGCTCAATGGAAGTTTCCCTTTGTCCTCGACAATCTGAACAAAGTTTGTGGAATTGTCAACGCCAAACTCTTTTATAAGTGCTTCACTCAACTTATTGCTGATTGAAGAATAAAAAACCACAGGCTTCTCATAACCTGTGGTATACTCTCCGGTTGTTTTCGGTATTTTGTTTCCATCTTTATCGAGGTAATAAATTACATTTCCATCCGAATCAGTATATGAAGAATATTCGATGTTTCCATCCTCGTCCGTCACATACACCGGAACCTTTCCGCTCTGTAGCGAATAACTCATTTTTTGCTTATTGATCTCAAGCATTTCACTTCACATCCTTGCCGAACCGTTTCCACAGCTCAGAAAGCTTTTCCCATCCATACATTGCGACAAACGCAACAATAAATCCTGCAATAATAGCCGCCAAGATCATATACCATAAAATTGATGTCTGGATGTACTGCATGTATGCCACAAACGCAGCGACCGTGATACCGATGGAAAGGACAAATACCAATATGTCCGTCGGAACCTTAGAAAATACGCCTACGCCTTTGATTACCTGTGTTACCACAGACACAACAAATGCCAGCGCACCAATAATCGCCAGAATAATTGTCATGTTAGCAATTACCGCCTGTATAATATCCATGATTAAACCTCCTTGTCATCATTAAGACGGGTTTCTATTCCGTCAATTCTGTGATGAGCCGATTTCACACTTTCCTCCACCTTTATGATCCTGTTGTCATGAGAATTGATTTCTTTTCGCATCTCGGAAACTTCATTTTTGATCTCGGTCGTGTTGTTTGAAATGGCATCCAACTTCATGTTAATGCGTGTGTTCTCCCTCACGCGTTCTTCAAGATCCGTGTTGTCTGTCCTTTTGTTGCTCTTCAAGCCCATAAAGACGGAAAAACCAAGCGACAGCACGCTTATAATGATTGCTGTTGATATTTCAATCGTCAAATCATATACCGCCTTTCATTTTTTATGGCACACCGCCCACCACCGCTCAATGTGTGCCGCCTGCTACGTTTTGTCGACGCCGGCAAAACGTAACGCACAATCTTCTTTTATTAATGCCCTATAGGCGATGTTAAATTGCTTTTACAAACGGAAATACACCGACAAACAGGCTTTCCCTGTCTTTCCAGCTACGGCTTACGCCGTTTTCTGAATAACTTGCCATATAGGCTTCTCCTGCCTGTGAATGGTCGTACACGGATAAATTGACGATTACATCCTCAAACTGTTTCAAGTCTTCGGATATTTTTTCATCCGTGTAGCTTTCCGGGTAATTCCGCTTGCTTACCACTTCATTTCTTGCCTGCTTGATAAGCTGTTCAATGTAAGGATTATCTTCTTTCTGGTCGAACACGACAACATCAGAAGTAACACCATCTTCATCCGCAACGGTTTCAATATGAAATTGTTTCAGTCTGATTTTGACCTGTTCTAATGTTGTATATTCGTCCATTCTTCCCCACCTATAATCCGAACTGCTCGATCAAAATGCGTTTCAGTTCCGCTCCACTGATTTCTTCTGCACCCTCGATTCCATGTTCAGCGGCAAGTGCCTGTAAATCAGCAGTGCTCATTCTGTTAATCTCTGTCTTGGTGTACCCGCCGGAAGATTTCTCTCCCGAAACAATGTCCGGGATTTCATCTCCTGCTTTGTACCATCTTCCATTGCGTTTTACCGTGTATTCAGCAATCATATCGCACCTCCTACGCAACTTTCATGACAACAACGCTGTCCATGCCCTCAAAAGTAGGCAATCCAATCATTGACACAACGCAATGGGTGTTGATCGGATGATTTGTTGCGTATGTATACACCGAAATACCGGTTTCTACAATAGAAAGGTTTCCGTCTGTTAAACTTCCGCTTCTCTCTTCCGGTGTCTTTCCAAAGACATAATCTCCAAGGTACACGCCGGATGCCTGCGCTGAAATAACTCCTGTAGGAATAAAATATTTGGTGGCACCGTCTGCTGGGTCGATGTAAAGTTTGTCATAAACTTCAATCTCGATGCCGTATCCTCTAAGATACTCTGTAACCTGCCCCTGCTGTAAGCGAATACCGCCATTGTAAGCAGTAATTCCAAGCACCTGTTTCTTTGTGTCCTCCGCCTTAAGGACCATTTCCCATGTTTCTGTATTCATGCTAAAGCGCGCAAGGGAATATCCGGTTTTCTTTGCAAACTCACGTTTAATCTCGATAAGGTCATCAAGTGGCGTTGCTGTTTCGGGTGCAGACCATTTATCGGTATCGCTTCCGGAGATATCCTTGTAATGGTCTCTCTTGTGCGCCACTCCATTGTCCGAAGTATAATCCACATAGTAGCTTTTTCCGCCAATTGTTACCTGTACTCTTGGAATACCATCAGATGGTGCTAATAACTGCCAAATCTGGCGTTCCGGCACTACTCTTGCCCCCTCAATAAGCATCATCGGTTTTTTGCTGATTTCTCTAAGCACCTGGTTTGCCATGTTGGAATTTTCTGCCGACTGGTAATTTGCATACTCCTGCTCTTCACGCTCTGTTACCATGTAAGATTCACGGTAGAAAGGCATCTCGTTCTGAATGTCAGAAAATCCACCGACGTCTCTTAGCTCTGCCTGCGCATCAAAATTGGATGCCTTTAAGGATACTGGAAGACCGTTTTTCCCTTTGATAAATCTAAGCTCAAGGCTGTCCTGTTTTCTGGTTCCAAATTTCTGTCTGCCTAAGTAAGGCGCAGAACCAAGCGTTTTTTCATAATTATTCCACATAACCCCAAGGCTTCTTGCGGTAAATGCTTCTGCTAATGGTAATGCCATTCTCTAATACCTCCATTTCTTAATCAAAAAAAGTGACACGCGGTGTTGCTGCTTTTGCAGTTTCTTCCACGGTCACTCCGTTCGCTGTTACCTTTGCGCTGTCAATAGAACCCTGATATACATAAGTTCCCGGCGCATCTCCCATTGTTACGTCAACATCTTCCAGAAGATATCCTTTGCAAGATGCATCATTGCTAGGAAATGGTGTTCCTGCCTTTGCAATTTTCTTTCCGTTCTCATCTGCACTTGTTACCATTGTCTGCGGAACGATGCACGCCGCACCCTCATAAGGAAAGAATTTTAAAATTCCTTTACTCTGTGTAAAGTCTCTTTCAATCGGTTTTCCCATAATTTACCTCCTATAAAACATAATGGTCTTTGGCTTCTGCATTTTTTGCCGGTTCGCCAAAGCTGATACTTTCGGCATTTTCAACATCTGCCGTTTTTTTATTCTCTCCACCTGCAGTACCGCCGCCCGGATTTTCAGAATTATTTGCGATCTCCTGTTCCTTTGCCTGCGCTGCTGCGGTTTCCTTTTCGGATGTAATCTTTCCAAGAGCGTCATAATCAAGGCTTCCATCATCTTTGACGACCGTTTTTGCCTGCTCTGCATTGATTTTTAACTTTTCCATCAAAGCTTCGCGCTGATCTCTGATGGCGTTTTTTTTCTGCATATCTGCAATCTGCTGATTTGCTGTCTCTAACGCCTTGTTTGCTTTTTCAAGTTCCGTGAGGTTTCCTGCTTCCATTTCATCCAGCTTTTTCTGCAACTCATCTGCGCTGTCTGCCTTTGCCTTAAGCTCTGCTGCTTTTGCCTGTTCTCTCTGTACGGCACTGCCGTAATCAGCAATGATTTTCTCAACATTTTCCTCACTGATACCCATTGCAATTAACTCTTCTCTTTTCATTGATTACCTCCGATATGTCTTTACGAATTTTTGCGGTGCAACGACACCGAATGACACTGTTGATTTTTACGCTCACAACTTTGCGAATTTTTATAAAATAAAAACAGCCACCGATTACTCGGTAGCTGTCTTATTTTGCTGTTTATTTAATTGGTTTACAATTTCCTGTGCTTTTTGTTCCTGCTCTTCTGCATTATCAATTGTTTTCCACAACGCATCTATATATGGCTTAGACAAGAGGAATGTCTTTTCAGCATCTCCCCAAAGCCCCACCGTTTTAATGGCAATAAGAGGATGTATGCCGCACTCTAAAAGCTGATATAGTGTTTGCGACTTTGTATACATATTGTCTTGCGGGCTATGATTGATTTGCACATCAAAATCCCTCATTGACAATTTCAAATCATTGTCCTTAACGCGTATTACATTTAAGACAACTTTTGCAAGTCTCTTCTCTGCCGATTTCACAATTGGGTCTTTTAATTTTGCTCTTGTCTTTGAAAAATCCCATCCAGCCCTTAATGATACTGCTCCTTGTGTATCTCCTCCAGAGTTTTGGGACTCTCTGTTTGGTATTGCTAATATTGCCAAGGCATTGTCCCACAAATCATCTTTTGCCACCTGACACTGGCTCTGATTTAGTTCCTGCGTCATAATCTCAACATCGGCTTTGTTATCCTTGTTATTGGACTTTACCGTCAAAGCATGGCTCATTTTCATCTCTTCAAACGTTTTTTGGTCGATTTCACAGTTCACAAACTTAACCCAGTACTGAACAAACTGCTCAATTCCATCCATTCTGTTTGACTGCATATTGTTTATGGCATCCAAAATACCTATGACAAGCTCAATATCAGAAATTCTCTCATGATTATTTGGAAACTCAACAATAGGTATACTTCCAAATGCATGCAATTTCCATTCAGAAACTACTCCGTTTTGAAGTTTACATGAATAGTTGTCCGTATAGCACAGTTTGTACCATCTTCCATCTTCGTCTTTAAGCTCCTGCACCGCAACCACCGGTTCTTCCGTGCTCCGATTATAAATAACACACGTATTCATTGGAGTAGGCGCAACAATTTGAAATGGTATTTCTCCATTTGCAAATCTTACCGCCTTAAAAGATGTTCCGGTTGCTGACTGCCACTCTCCTGCTTTAATGTCTTTTTCCTGTTTATTTGCATCTACAAGATAGTCATTCAGCGCATCCACTGCCCGATTAATTTCATCATCATCTTTTCGACTGATAAACTGTATTGGCTCGCCATATGTCTGTCCTACTTTGAACTGAACAATCTCATACGCATGATTTTCTACTATTTTGTTTGTAATATCAGCATTTTGTACCTTTAATCGGTATAAAATCGGCTGATCTCCTTTGTAATACCGCCATAGGTATTCTATGATGGTTTTGTTGTAATAATAATTTCCGATGCAGTCTCCAACCACCTTGACAATATTGTCTTTTGTGATAGTTTCAACATCAGTATATAAAATTTTTCGCCCATAACATCCCTTAACAAGGTCTTGGAGAGATTTATTATTCATAATTGGCTCCTAAATAAACGTCATCCCACTGGATGTTGACCGGATTGTAAGAGATTTTAATTTCGTCTTTCCATTCTCCGGATAAAAAACAACTTTCTTGTGGCATTTCCTACATTCCACAGAAATGTTCATTGTTGAACGCCCATCGTGTGTGGCAACTTTTCTTCCGCAACGCGGGCAATATATTGTTTTTGGTGTATATACCATAAAATCCTCTTTTCTTTTCAAAAGAAAAAGCACCGGAGATTTCTCTTCGATGCTCTTTCAATGGGGGATGGTAAAGTGTTCAACTATTTGTTGACTTCTTCGATTATAACTATATCAGAAAAAAACCGGACATATCGGACAACTTTACTCTTTCATAAATCTATCGAACGCTTTTCTCACGCTGTCTTCTGTGTTATTGCCTCCTATTTGGTCGGCAACCTTATTCCAAGATTGATTTTCTAAAAATCTAAGGTTAATTATTCTTCTAATTCTGCTATCTTTTATATTTGCAATAAACTCTTCTACTTCATTTGTTTTTTCAAGAAGTTCGTTTTCCAAAATTTCGAGGGTGGTTTTTCTGGAATATAACAAGGTTTTTTTGTGCCTATATTCTGGCAATGGTATTCCTTCTATTTTAAAATGTTGGTTTCCACCATTTCCGCCAGAAACGCTATCAATAACCGTTCCTTCCTGCTCAATTTTTTCTATGTATTTTTCAAGCTTTTCAATTTTATTCCTTACTTCTTTTACTTCTTCTCTTAAATCTAAGTATTGATTTAAAATATCTTTGTTTACCATATCAATACCTCCTAAACGGATTTACTGCCGCTTCTACTTTGGCTACGTTATTTCCATTTGTCACTCTAAGCGCAAAGTTTGAAAATACATCCGGCACATCATCCAACTGCTTTTTACCGGACACTGAATATCTCTTGAGAAGAGACATCATTACTCCATATGGATCATTTGGCTTATATAATGATGGGTCTTTAAATATAACGTGCTGCAATATCCAGTTAGAGCACTGGAAAATCCTTGCTTCCTTGTTTGTCTCCGTCGGTGTGTCAGTAATGTTACATATCCATCCTTTTTTTTCGACACGCTTGTTTACTTCCATTGCGACACGGTCTCCTCCGGCGTTTCTCTCAAATTCACATTCCTGCACTTTGTTGTTTGTCAAAACATTTGCTGCATTTTCATACTGCATCTCATAATCTGCCGTGTTATCGCAAACACAATCCACGCAGTAGTAATCCTCTCCGTATTTTTGCAATACCGGCAAAACAAAGTAATCCGTTCCTTTTCCCTTTGTATCGCATTGACCGGTTACAATTTCTGGCTTTCCATGCGGCAAATTAAGATACCGGCGTATTTTATCTTCCGGAAACAGCAATCCCTCTCGCTCAATCGGCTCCTGTTTGTAGAGACAGCGATATGATATGTCGTCCATCAATAATTGCTGGTCTTCAAAAAATTCTTTCGTAAACCCAGAAAATTCATAGTCAAAGTTACTTTCTCCGGTAACTGGGTCTACATCCGGTACCGCAATAACCTTTACTCTCGGATTACCCTCGTACATATTTTGTATGCGCCCTATGACGTCGTGTACGCTCCATCTTGTGGCAATATGTATTTCCTTGCAGTTCTTACCGTCCGTGTCCTGTATCTTTCTCTGTCTGGCATCTACAGCGTATTTATCCCACAATTTATCAAGGATAATGGGATTCATTGCTTCTTCAATGCCGCCGATCATATCGTCAACCAGTAAAAACTTAGAAGCCCTTACTTTACCTGCATTCTTACTACCAACAGACGTACATTGTACGGATGGAAACGATTTGTACTTCCCGACATTAAACTGCTCCATCTTCGCATTTGTGCTTGTCACTGAAAGATCCGGGAAAATTTCATTCCATGTATATTCTTCCGTATTTGTAACAATATCGTACACACCGTCATAGTACATTCTGGTGATATCTCCACTGTGTGAATAAAAAAGGCTGAAATCTCTAGGGAACCATCCGGCAACAAGCGCGTGAAACATTTTTTCAACCGTTGTTTTACCCGCACCTGGGACAAGTGATACGCACAGGATGTCATATCTATCATCAATCATGCCTTGTAAAGCCTGTGTAAGACCTATTTTGAGAAATTGCTTTCTTCTTGGCATGTAAAACCGCTCTTTAGGATCTCTTTTCTTTTCCAAATACTGGAAAGCACTATCCACAACTTTGTTTTGCGCTTCCAAAAGCAAAATTCCGTAATATTTGTCCAGAATTTCATAAGATACCTTGTTTTGGAATGAATATTTCTCTAAATCCCATGGTGTGCCACCTGTAGATTGAAATATAAACTTCTTCGTCAGCTCTTTCGCTCTGGCAGAAACCTTTAAACCATACTCAACATCCTTTTCCGTCAGAATGGCTACCCTTGCCGCTTCTTCCATGGCATCCATGACCTGTTCATCAACGCCATGCACCTGTATGTAATTTTCATATCCATTTACTGTGGAAATTAGGCTTGAACTTGCCAAAAGAAAAGCACCTCCGCAAAAAAGCAGAAGTGCCTTAAGACCTCTGCCAATAATTTTTGTTGGTTAGCGACTAACTCCGTTTGTTAGCCGGTAATGTTTTTATTCGTTTGCTTTGAAATTGTAAATCGGTTTTATAATGTCAACTATTTCAACAGTATCTTTTATATTTCCAATTATTTCATCCATTGTTTTATATGCCATAGGGCATTCGTCAATCGTAGATGTATTTACGGATGTTGTAAATATTCCATTCATTGTTTTTTGATACTCTTCCAGCGAAACACTTTCTTTTGCTTTTGACCTGCTCATTGTTCGTCCTGCTCCATGTGGTGCTGAATAATTCCAATCTTCATTTCCTTTGCCAATTCCCAAAATGCAACCGTCACGCATGTTTATTGGTATTAGTACTTTTTCCCCTGTTTTTGCAGAAATAGCACCTTTACGAACAATATTTGTATCGTGTTCAATGTAGTTGTGAATTGTTTGAAATCGTTCCGTTTCTTTTGTAACTTCCCAGCACATATAATAACAAATAATGCTCTGAATGGCTCTTCTGTTAATTTCCGCAAACTTTTGACATAATTTCATATCGTGCAAATACATTTCTCTATGTTCTCCAACAAGATACGATAACTCTCTAGGGATTTTAGTTGTATTTGTTTCGTAGGACTGCTTTAATTCTTTGATAGCCTTGCTGATTTCTCTTTCTCTTTTACATTTTTTGTATTCAGCAATCAATTTCTCGCTATCTTGTTTAAAGTTTGATTTTCCCGAAATATCATCAATTGCCATTTGCTGATATATTTCTGCAACTTGCTTTCCGACATTTCTACTTCCCGAATGAATAACAAGATATTTATTGTTTTTGCTATCAACATCAACTTCGATAAAATGATTGCCGCCGCCCAATGTTCCGCAACTTCTTTTAAGCCAATCTATATTTTTCAGTTTTTTCTTGCAATATAACTTTTCAATAATATCACTTGCGACAGGTGTGTTTTCTTCTTCATGAACTTTTCTACCACTTGGAACATATTCTCTAATGATTTTATCTAATCTCTCAAAATCAATATCAATATTCCCCAAGTTTGTAGTAAGCATCCCACAGCCTATGTCAACTCCAACAATGTTCGGTATTACTTTTTCTCCTAAATCAGCAGTAAACCCTATAACACACCCTGCTCCTGCATGAACATCTGGCATAATTCTTATCTTACAATCCGAAAATGCTGGCTGTTTTACAAGCGTATATATCTGATTTAACGCTTCCTGTTCTATATTTTCTGTAAATATTTTCAAATCAGCCATGATATGTCACCCTTTCCGCTGATAATCAGCAACTAAACATTTACTAATTCATCTACATACCTTGTCATTTCAATTGTTGTTCCATTTTCATCTCTTGTACTAATATAAACACATTTGTCATCATGGTTTATCTCATTTACAAGTCTAATTTCTGTTTCATCATCTTTAAAATTGTAGCATTTTCGCATTTCTTCAATACATTTATTCATCTCTGATATTTTCACAATATCGCCCCCCACTAAATTCTTGCAACTACGTGTTCTTTTGCAAATTCTTCTTTTTCCGGGTCGTAAATAACCGAACCGTTTTCATCAGTCTTATTCTTATCAAATTCGCAAGAAATTTTTATGTATGGGTATCTCAATGGCGTGCAGTCAGCATGGAAATCAATATTATACACTCTCTTTTGCCATTTTCCGTTGGAATAAATCTTTGTGTAACCGCCTTTTCTAGTTTTGATTATAATTTTTGAACGTGTTTTCTTCATTTCCAATGCACCTTGAACCCTTTCGCCGTATAATTACCAACTGCCTGTTTCAGCTCTTCCTTGCTTTTATATTCCTCTCGAAGCATGATTGCTACCTTGTTCTTCTCAATGGCGTATATGCCGCAGGTAACCGCTTTGCTCGCCGTATCAAGAACTGCTTTGTACTGTTTGCTGTTCATCTCGTATGTGCTGTTATTGATATTTACAATCATTTTTCATAAACCTTTCAAAATCTTCCATACATTTATAGCACAATTCGTATGTGACATTTAAAATGCCATTTTTTGTAATCGAATTTCCGCATAATATTCCTTTTTCAATTTCTGCACCACACCTATCGCAAGTGTGCCATTCTTTGCTATGCTTCATCGTGAATATCCTTCCAAACTCTGCAAAATTCCTCGAGTGTTCCCTTGTCCATCAGTGAAGCTATTTCGTGCAAGTTTACAATGTTGATTTCTGCATCTTGCTCATATTGCACGTCGGCAATAAGGTTTATATTGACCATTGGAAGGCTCCCAGCATAATGTTCTATTTTATACGAACTGCATAAACACTGTTCGCCATCAACTGTAACTTTAGCACATTCCGGGTTTCCTTTTATTGGTTCTACTTTGAATCTATGTATATTGCTCATTCTTCCGCCAACTTTCTGCCGCACATCGGACAAAATACAATATCAAAGTAGCCTGCTGCCTTACATCCTTTATAAATTATGATACCTGGCACTTTATCGCCGGTATTCTTCATAATCTGCGCATCTGTTAAATCCGTTTCATTGGCGCACTTTTTGATAGGAATATCAGTACCGAATATTCTGTTATCACTATAGTTCTTACAAAAATCACACATTTTCAACACCTATCCCTGCATCTGTGATAAATAACTTTTCCTCTTACATTCGCTTCATATGCTCTTCCAAGTGACCGAACAAACAGATATTTCTTTTTCTCACAATCCATATAATCCAAGGAATTCATATATGGCTCCAATTCGTTTGAAAGCTGTTCCACAAAATCCTTGATATGCTTGAATGCCTTAATTGCCTGTTCTTGTATAAACAAAACTATTGCTTTCCATGTATCAATTACTTTTACGGCATACTCAAGAATCATTTCTCCTAATTTTCGATACCATAATTTGAACTCGACAACCATATATCCTTGCAATTCAATAACTTTTTTCTGATCTTCTGACACATTAAGATCCATACTCACACCTCAACACCATCGCATTTTACATAAGAACCAAGACCTTTAATGTAATGGCTTCTCGTATCTTCAATATTTCTGCAATCTATGACTTTCCCCTCGTCAATACACTCTTGCAAGTATTTGCATTTATCGCATTTCGTATCTTTCTCAATGCGCGGTGTAGGATCTGCTTTTTGCTTTTTCTTGAATATTTTTTTAATAATTTTCCATAATCTCATTTCCGCACCTCAATCAAAATGTCAATCAGTTCTTCCAGTTCTTTTTCTGTCTTTTCTTTTGGAGTTTTTCTAAATCTTGTGGAAACATATTCCAAAATGGCTTTTATCTTCAAACATTCTCCTGGACAAGGAATATAATCATTTGGTCTCGCAGTTTCTTTGCAGATATACTCTGCATTTTCCATGCCAAGACAGGATAAACGACCGGAATATATGGGTAATGCACTGCATTTGAATAATTCAGCCTTAATCACTAAATGTTCTTTGTCGTATTCAAAATTCTTATCATGTGCCTTTAATTTTTCTTTGATTTCATCAAGAAACTCAACGCATTGCTTTGTTGAATAGCCAACATAAACAAATTCAAAATACATACTCACACCCCATTTTGCGTAAAAAATACCAACCATCGAATAGCGGCACAAGGAATCGAACCTTGTCATACCAAACCATGCCAACCGCTTTCAAATCTGCAATTTCTATTCACGGAAGGGTTTTATGTTACCAATGATACCGCTTACCATCCATACATCTTCCATCGACCTGAACTATTGCAGTAGTGCCAGACTAAGTGAAGATAAGGAATTGATGTGGCGTGGATTTGCACCACGCAGGAGTGTACAATCTGGTCATCTATGTTGTCGGTTTCAACCAATTCTCTACGACAATTCCGTTTACCTATTCCGTCACACATCAACACCCAATTTTGTTCGGGCAAACGCAGTGTGTAGGATTCGAACCTACAAGGCGAATAAACGCCCGACCGGATAGCAACCGGCTCCAATTCCATTATGGGAACACTGCCGAATTTTCTTGTATCGTCAAGAACATTGGGAAAGAAACGGCGGATACCTTATTCGATAGAGTTATGTCCGCAGGTGGATTTGAACCACCATTCTGCTACCTTGCTTACTCCGATTGTTTAAATGGATTGTAATGGGCTCGAACCATCTTACAGTTTTTCACAACTGCTGCTTACCATCAGCGACAATCCCAAACCGCCATACGACGGTTAGCAATCATATTTTTCGTGCCATGCGTTGCACTATCCTGTGCTATATCACGGGAAATAGGCTGGTGAGGATTTGCACCTCACATAACAACGACTTTTAACAACGGGTAACACCCTTAACAGGTTCCTTCATTGCCTTGTTAATTCAATGACTTGTTCCTAACCAAAGCGTGGTTGTCTTATGCTTAAGCGTCTACCTTTTCCGCCACAGCCTAATTGTATTTTTGACAGCTCAGGCACCGTGGGATAGGCACCCGAACTATCAATAGGAATCCGCCTGTATTGCTCGTCAGCAAATTACGGGACAACCATCATCCAACACCAAGCGTTCTTCCGCCTTGCCGCACTCCGCGGCAAACGCCACCGGACGGTCTCGCACCGTCCTTAACAGAAACGTCCTAGTGGCGAAAGGAGAAATACGAACTTTTCGTATTCCGAGATAAGCTTTACACTTATCTCTCAATCGGAACGGCAGGAATTGAACCTGCGACCGCTCGGATATAAGCCGAGTGCTCTACCATCTGCGCTACGTTCCGTCACAGCGCGCATAGCGCGCCGTTTATGATAGTATTTTTGATCTTTTTATTTTGCCGACGTCCACTAACACCGAATAATTGCTTGCGCCGAGTTTTTTCTTGCAAAAACCGAATGCCAGTGGACTTAAGCTATACTGGATGCTCCGACTTCTCAGACTGGTGCTCAGCGTCACTGTCAAGATCCAGAACGTCGGTTTCTCCCGTATGTTTTTTTCTGCTTATATGTATTCTTCCGACCGTAGTTAAAATTTCCGGCAGGAATCGAATACCAAATATTGGGTCATACAAAACCATATCATCATCTCCACATTGCAAATATATTAACAAGAAACAATGCAATAAGTGATCCCCAGACTGCCACAGCGTCCTTTTCGTTTCTGCTATCTCTTCCAAGCAAGAAAAACGTCAAAATCGCAAGGGCATCAAATGTTGTTATGACTGTTTTTAAAATCAACATAATTTACCTCCATTTTCAAAACTTCCCGTACCGGACTCGAACCGATAAATGCTGGGATCAAAACCCAGTGTCTTACCATTTGGCAAACGAGCAATGCAAGCAATCTATTTCTCCGGCATATAGTAAACAAGGTTATCAAATACTGTTGCTGCCATCCTTGGATCATCCATCTTGACGCATCTAATCGGTGTATTTTGTGATGCTGCAACTAATGCAGAGACTTGTTTCTCGTCCATATTTGTGCAAACTACCTGTACAGGCGCATATGCTTTATGCATGTCCATAAATACTTCTGCCGCTCGTTCTGGTGTAGCATATTTCCCAATGACAAAAGTTCTTCCATCAAAAGTAGCGCTTATGCATTCATAGCTTGTTCTAAATTCGGTCCGGTCAAAATCATATGAAGCATCTTTTTTCTGTGACACAACCCTCATTCATCTTCCTCCGATCCATCCCAATCCGGACAAGAAAACTCTTTTTCTACATAATCTCCGACATATTCGCTCTCATTGTTTGTGCAAAAGTAATCTCCATTCTGCTCTTCACAATAATCGCAATTAAAACACATTTCTAACATTTTATTTACTGCCTTTTGGAATCTTTTTGAATTTTATTATCGAGTGTAATTTTTGAAATTTATCTGATGTGAATTTGATTTGATTGTCTTTGATGTGATTATCGATAAAGTATTACCGCACTATACCATGTGCTATATCCGATCTCGTGTACCCCGTACTTTATGTCTACAACTTCCGAATGTACTTCGGTCAAGCATTCTATTTTCCTATTGACCATATCCCTGAAACTAATTTCAGAATCCGATTCTATTGGTTTCGTGATTTTGAGTGATCTCGTATAGTCCCTCCATGATAGACATGCCTTTTTGTTTTTGAGGATATTTGAGTGACTTAGTAGGCAGCTCCTTCTGGGCTTTTGCAACCCCCACCCCTCCTGTTGGCTGCTTCTTCCGGCGTTTGCCTTTGCTTTAAATTATTCTAATTGTTCGTGCAATTCTCTGTTTGCGTTATAACTATTCGTTAAACCTAAGTTTCTTAAACCATTTAAACGAAAGCATGCGGCGTAAGGCGCTTAAATACTGGGGTTTGAATTGTTTGAATTGTCTATCACAATTTCACCATTATCTGGGCTTGAATTGTCAAATTTGTCCGGCAATCTCGCACAATTCCCGCTTCCCAGTTTGGGGAGCTCCGAAGCTGTCAATGCTCTGGCTCTGGCTCCCTGTTCTCTTACGCCCGGCATATTAAAGCCGCAGTACTTGTTGAGTGACGGCATGTAGCACATGGGATTGTTTTTTCCGGAGATCTGCAAACCTACAAGACTTTCCTCCCTCATTTGGTCAATCTTTTTGCAAATGTCGGAAGCCGTGGAGCCTAGCCTTTCGCCATTTACCCATCCGTTAAGTGTATCTCTATGTATGCCGGTAAAAAAAGTAAATCCAACTATATTTATTACTTTCTCATAATCATTGCAAAGCCTTATATATATATCTAAGACTTTATTGACCTTGTCAATATCATATTGATTGCTAATATGATTATCATCTTTAAGGTATACAGGGTTGATTTTAAAAACATTGTCATATACATACTGACAGCAGTTATACCACCTATTTTGTGATACCTTGCACATATCCGTTATATTTCTGTCATCCATCCAGAGGTGTATATATTTGTCAATGTCATCGTTGTATATCTCGTCTATATCTACTCTTTCCGCTCTCTGTGCATCTGACATATATATACCTCCTTTCTGAACCATAAAAATAAACCGATACAATCGAGATCATCAAGATCTTAATTGTACCGGCTGCATGACTTCCGTTTCCGTTCTCCGGGTCCTGTGCGCTCTCTGTTGCCCGGATGCTTTTTGATTTACGATAACAATATCATTTATGTATAGCCTTTGTCAAGTATAAATTTAAACTACTGGGTATATCGCATATATAGATTATATCCGCGCGCGTTAAAGTATATGGTTTATGATTTTTTGTACTGTTGATATATATTATATATTATTTACTCCTTGATAAAAAATACAATGTATTGGAGAAGATATACTAATCTTATCTGCGTTTCCATTTCGTATCCATTCTGTATACAAAATTTACCGCTTTAAAGCATAAACGTTAAAATAGATCAAAAAAGAGAGATAAAAAATATCTCCCTTTATTATTAGATTATTAACTTTTATTTTGTCTGTCTGGCTCTAAATCTGTGATGTCGTCTCCTGTCGGGACAACCGTCCAACCCTTGTATGTGTACCCTGGTCGCTGATCCGGCGGAAGTTGCCCCATGACGCACCTTTTTACTCTGCTTAATCCTGACGTTATGTTGCGAAATTGCGCGCTATCCGGGGCACAATCAAATAGCTCCTCGCAGTTTTCCCGTAGCCAAAAATTTAATGATCTAAAACAATAATGTTTACCGTCTGGGGATATAAGGTGCCAGTTTTTGGCATTTACGTTTGTTTCATACCGACCGCTATTAGGGCTTTTTTGGGCTGCCGGCGTGCCTTTTTGTAGGTTGTTAGTCAGCCCTTTCCCCCTTAACTTTTCTTTTGACGCCTCGCTCCACTTGTTCCGCTTGCCTTTGTGCGTCCGGCTTGCCCTTATTGATCTACAATCCGAAGAGCACGTAACCTTTTTGTCGCTTGGGGAGCACTTAAATTCTTTGCCGCATATCACGCATTTTTTAATCATAAAAATCTCCTTTGCAAGCAAATACAGGCAGACCTAACGCCTGCCTGTTAATAATTGCATTATGTTTTAATACTGCGGGTTTTCTTTTGCTAACTCCCAAACCTCACCGAACTTCTCCTCGTGCCGTTTTGCGTACTCGTCAAAAAACTCCTGTTCCGAGCACGGCGCCAGCTCTCGGTGGATTTCCTCGCGCAAATCGTCGTCCATTAAGTTCTCAGCTACTGCATAATTGATTTCTTTCCCATACTCGTTTACACATGTATTTTTCATAATTCATTCTCCTTTTTTTGATCTTGTTTGTTGTTACTGGGCGGCTTTTGCGCTGCCCTTTCTGGCTTTCGCCTTATTGCCTTTCGACAATATTATAATAGCATTTTGTGCCTTGTATGTCAATATCTTTTTTGTGCCTTATCTAAGAATTTTTTCATCGTGTTCCAGTTTCTCCGCTACCGCTAACTTGATAAAATCGTTTGCGCTCTTATACCCCAGCCTTTCAATGCGTTCTTTGGTGCCTTTGGAAAACCTGCAATTAACTCGCTCAAACTTATCGTCATACTTATATATTGCACGCCTTTTTGCTTCGCTTGTTTTATGTTCCATTTAACTTACCACCTTCCTATATTCTTTTTTGTATATTATAGCCTTTTGTGCCTTGTATGTCAATATGGGCTCGTCTCCTGTTATAGTTTTTTGTGCCTTGCATATTTTTCACAATATAGGTCTGTTTTTGTGCCTTGCATTTTGTATATTATGTCAATTGTTTTTGTGCCTTGCATATACTATAATACAACTATCAAATGAAGCACAGGAAAGCGAGGAAATGAACATGAAAGAAAGCTTTGTAGAACTGGAAAACCTGCTTACAAAGGAATGTGAAAAATACGAAAAAGATTGTGCGGCTTGCCCTTATGCAAAAGAATGTGAGGAATACAAAAATTTATATATGGAATTGCCAGCCGATGAGACAGGACACAAGCCGGGGGACATTATCACATACGGCTATAACGACCAGGAAAACGCTATAAAATGCGTATATTATTATTCATACAAAAAGGAAGGCGAATTGATAATATACGCCGCATGTGATGGCGGATCAATTCAAGCACCTGCGTATATGTTCAAATAGCCGAAACGCTCCAAGCTGGAGCGTCAGCCGCGGACCGGTCGCCGCGGCTCTGACGATGGCAGACCAGAAAGGGAATTTATGGAAAATTTAAGAATTGAAAACAATAAAATTTATACCACTACAGCAATTGGTAAAACAGACGTTTTTGAGATTGTCACAAAAATTCCGAAAGGATTTTTTGTCTGGAATATCGGCGAGAACATGGGAACGCATGAATATATTCCGCTGTGTCAGCTTTTGCACCCAGAAGACAGTAAATGCTTTAGCATTAACCCGAAAACGCTTAAAGCTATAAAGGTTTCGCCGGAAGAATGGGAAAAACTTGAAAAAGCAGGAAACTGGGGAATTGGAAATCTTAAGCAGGCAGAAAAATCCTTGAAAAGCAAGCGCCGCGGCTACGTTTCGGATAAAAAAAGAGCCGCTGCAAATATTACAATAGACATCTTTCGGAAAATTTGCGAATAGTCGAAACCGCCCGCGCGGCGGTCTGGTGTAGGGTTGCAACCTTGCCACTGATGAGACAAGCAAAAAATATAAAATGAAAGGTGTTAAAAATGAAGATATTAGCAAATAAAAACGGCTTTGTATTAGCTCATGATGAATACTATGGAGATTATTGCTTTGGTACAGAAAGAGAAATCAAAAACCTATCTATGCCTTGCAATCAGTATGGAACAAAGAAAGAAATAAAGGCAGAATTAGAGCGTTGGAAAAAAGAGGTTGATTTTGACAATCCAAGAATACTTGAAGTGGAAGCCTTTTTTATATCTGTTTTAACACATTGCGAAAATTAGTCGAAACGGTGGAGATTCCCACCGTCTGCAGGAACCGCCCCACCTACACCGATGAGACAGGGCACAAATGAAAGGATGGTTGAGCATATGAACAAATTAGAAGAAGCCCAAAAAGCATTTTTGAAAGTTAGGGATTATTTATTGGAAAATCAAGAAGATTTTGCACTCGCAAGGGCATATAAAAAGCCTTGGAAGTGGTACATGGAACATGCTGAGAAAGAAGCTATTGAGATTTTGAGAAAAGAAGTTAACGCATAGAAAGGACGGTTGATATTATGGAATTTATGGAGAAATTGCAGAAACAAAAAGACGATGCGAAAGCCGCTTATATTAAAGCCCGGGACGAATGGGCGGAAACCAGAACCGCCGAAAACATCAAAGGGGATCCCGAAAAGTGGCGCGCCCTTTGTGATCGGAAAATGGATTGTATGCGATTGGGTGTTATCATTTAAGCAAGTGCAGGCGGTGCAATGTTCCGGGGTTCGATTCCCCGGCTTGCCTTTACCCGGAAACGGGAAAATTTGAAAATATGGAGGAATGAAGTATGAAAAAAGAAAATTTTGAGTTATTTTTGTGATGTCTTGGGAATGGCATTACTGTATGTAATAAGTCAGTAGAGGAAAACGGCGCTTATAAGACAATCGCACATATCGCGGAATGTGGGAAAATTACATGGTATGTAAACCCGGTTTCCTGTGTTCCTGGTGGCGATCTTTTAAAAATTGAACATTTCGCAGATGTTCAGCGTGAAAAATGGGAAAAGTGGCTTGATTCTATGCCAGAATTGAAAAGATATGAAAAGCTTCTTGAAACTGTCCCAGCTGATATTATGCTTTACGCTATGAATTTAAACGGCGAACTTTGGCAGAAAATCAATTATTTAAAACAGGTATGCTATGAGAAATCATACTTTTAATACAGCCGCCGCAGAGGATTACAGCCGGATCACTTCCGGCGGCTTTTTTGTTTATACTTGTTGACGCAAAGCAGATGCATTGCGCGTTGACATTTTGGATGTATTGTGCATATAATGACTTATAGGCATGTGCGCGCCTGTATAGTTGCAATGTCATGTAGACGTTTGCTTTATTTGTTGTACTCATTTTGCGCATTTGTGCGGAGGTTTCCGCGTCTGCATTATTTCAGCGCTTTCCGAAGGGAGACGGCACATAGCAAGATCAAGTACGACCAGATCATGGATGAGTGCAATCTGAACTTGCACTTACAAAAAAGTTTTAAAAAAATTTTGCAAAAATCTGAACAAAATTCTCAAAATTTCAAAAACGGTTTTTTGTGCCGAAATCTGACCCTAGGGGGGTATCAAATTTTTTCCGAACATTTGGGCGAAAATTTTAAAAATTTTTTAAAAATTAAAAACCAAAAATCCTTTTACAAATCTTAAGGTAGGGGGGATTGAAAATTTTTCCGAAAATTTTCCGAAGTAAAAAGCAACGCTTTTGCAGTATAATCGCTTTTGTTTAATTCATCTATCAATTTCTCTCTTGTCATCCCAGGGTTTGTCTTCTGAACGTAATGAAGTAAATCGTCTATTTTGTCCACTATGCCGCCCTCCAATCAATGTTTGCCATCAAATCATCCAGCAAATAAATCAAATCTGCCCCATACAGGCTTATCCAGTCCGCAAGATACTCTTCCTGCTCAATCGGCATATGAATGTTATAGGAAAAACAAAAACAATGGCAAAGCTCATGAGCTAGTATTTTGCGCAAATAGCCATTTTTCGGTTTATCTGAAACATATATAGCCCTGTCGTTCCAATCTGTCACAGCAAGGCTAATAGAGCCATCAGAGCGCATAAGCTTACCGTTTGCACTGTGAACAAATTCTATTTTCCATTCAATACCATTTATCAAAAACATAGTTGCACCGCCTTAACTAGCAAAGGGGCATTGCTGCCCCTGCCATTACATTTTGGAAACAAGCGTCGAAAGCTTGCTTTTTGTCATTGTGCGCTCTTCCGGCGTCATGTCGGAGATAAGTTCCGCCATATCCTCCGAAAGCTCTTTCATGTATTTTTCAAGGTCATGCATCTTTGCGTCCTTGTCCTCCGGCGTATTGCCTTTGTGAAGCTCTTTGCTTTCCATGTAGCTTCTTCGGCTCATTCCGCTTTTACCCTCTCTACGGTCACGCATACCGCCATCTGCCGCAATTGTAGGCTCTGTATAATACATTCGCCCATGTGGTCGATCAATGTCGCGGTCATGTTCCATATCGTGATACATTTCCGGTGTCATGTGCCAGTATGGAGGTTCGTCATATCCTCTCCGCGTTCCTCTTCCCTTTGGCGCAAATCTGCCGTCTGCATACCGGTAACGGTCATAATACCGTCTGCCGTCTCCGTAACGCTCAAACATATCAAGAACCTGCTCTGGGTCTGATTCGTCCATTGATTTTGTAAGCGTCCGGTAATACATGGCTTCCGCAAGGTCTTTAAGCATGTCCGTGACTTTTCCCATCTCTTCTGTATCTACACATTCGATACCTTTTGCAAACTCACACTCTGCGCTTTCAGACAGTTTTTCGATCATTTCGTGCATTCTCTTAATATCCATAAAACCGCCCTCCTTACGCTTCCCGGACTGCAATTAAATTGCTGTTCTGAACCTCGATTGCCTGCGCAGAAGTATTCTGTACCGCTACCGTAACACAACAACCGCGAGGAACGTCCACATATGCCTGCGCCGAAACGTTAAAGAAGTTTTCAACTGCCGCCGGTGTAACAATCATTCGAGTTGACTGCAACGGTTCTCCATCAATTGCAATAGCCAGTGAAATAGCTTCAACTGTGCCACCTGTAGGAATTTGAATGTTTCCAGAATAAGATACCAAAAATCTTGCCCGGCACTGATTTGTAAGTCCTCTTAATTTAACAATGCCACTTCCCTGTCTATGAACAATGCATTTTGTTGCGCATACCGGAGTTTCTGTAAATGCCACATCTTCTCCCTGCGCGACAGTTTGAATTGCAATTCCTGTAAATTCTGCCATAATGTTTTACCTCCAATCATAAAAAGGGCAGGTCTTATAGCCTGCCCTTGTGTTGATAATTCTGCAAAGCAGACATAATCACATTCTTTCGAGTGTGTTTTGAGTTCAAATCGAGAGGAAATCAAAAGGAACTCAAAAGGAACTCAAAAAGAACTCAAATTGATTAAGTTATTTCATATTAAATTTTAGTTATCTGTCTGTAATTTAGTGCCTTTAACATCCGCAACTTGTGTTGCATCCGCATCCGTAAGCATAAGCGTTAGGATTTGGCACAACATATGCCGGGATTGCAGCCGGATTTACAGCGTTGATGATCTGCTGGGTCTGCGCTGACATTGCAGTAGTGAGCAATGCAGACTGGCGATCCTGTGAAGCGGCTCTTCTTAAGTCGTTATTTTCTGCCTGTAAGGAAGAAATCTTTTCCTGGCACAGGTAATCAAGGATTGCCCTTGTTCCTGCCTGCTGACTGTCAATAATGTCTCTCGTGTTGCTGTTCATGGTGTTCTGCAGCGCACAGGTGTTCTGCGCCATATTGTAGTTCACGCCCTGGATAGCTTCTCTGGTCTCACAGCAGCAATTAGCCAGCTGGGACTGCAAAGCATTCTGTGCCTGCATAAGTGTTACATTTGTGGTATTAAATCCCTGCTGCGTCTGATATCCAAGGTTGCAGATTGCATTGTCTACACCATGGAAACCGTTCATAACGGCGGTATTCTGTGCGTAAAATCCATCACAGAGACCATTTGCAATACCATCTAACTTCCCGATGATAGCCTGCGTGTCAAATCCACGCTGAATTGCAGAGTCGGTGTATGCAGATGCTGTCGCTCCCATGCCTCCGTTTCCTCCCCAGCCATTGCCGCCAAAGCCGCCCCAGCCAAAAATCATAGCGAAGATAATGATAGCCCACCAGCCATCGCCACCCCACATGCCATCATTGTTTCTTCCGTTTCCTGTCACTGCTGCAATATCAGCAAGACTAGGAGATGCGTTCCCATTAAACATTTTGTTTACCTCCATCTGATTTATTTACAAATGGGATAACCGGTTATTATGCGCGCAACCCAAAATGTACTAATGATTAAACATACTCATAACCTTTTGTTTTGCTTCATCTACTGTAATTCCTCTTTCTTTGCAGAGATTCTCCGCCATTGTCTTAAGTCCGGCCGTATCTCCGCTTTGATACATCTGCATGGCATTTTTAGCCATTGGATTGTTTTGCATCTGCGGAGAATTTATTATTTGATTCAAAATCATTTGCATCGGATTCATTCGGATTCACTCTCCTTTTTAATTTGAGAAGTTTTTTTCTGTGGAACCGGAATTTTACCAATGCGTTCCTCTAACTGTTCAATTTTCCCAAACAGTTCATCAAACTTTCCCATAAATGCCCCTGTGCACTCGTCTGATAGGTCAAATTTCATTTTTTCTGGTTCATGCGATAAATTGTTAGTCATATCATTTAAAACCGGCTTAAAAACGATTGTACGAATTGTACCATCTGCGTTCCAGCTTTTGGCGTATATTTCCGACATATCCTGCTTTGGGAAAAACGCCACGCTTCCATCCATCGGCACATCGTTTGCAGTAATATTTTCAACAGAAGGCACAATTTTTCCATTTATTCCAATAGGCGTCATTTGTGTCTGCTGAATTTGCTGTGTTTGCGCCGGTTGAAAATAATTTTGCGGCTGTTCAATTCTTTGCTGATTACCATATGGATTATACCCATATGATGCCTGATAAGGAATTTGCTGACTATATCCCGGTGCCGGATAAACTCCGTTCATGTTCATTTTCTTCAACCTCCTCCAAAACATCCTCGATTGCGTGAATGATAGATGACTGCGTTGACAAATCTAATGATTGCAATTCTTTTCTGGCAAAAATTTTCTCAAGAACATCGTCAGAAAACATTATCATCCCTCCCTTTGCTTATATTGTGGCATAAAAAAAGACGGTAAAACCGCCAGAATACCGTCTAAATAACGCCTGTTTCCCGCCGCATTACCGCCAAAATTGCAATAAAAAAGAACGCATCAAGCGTCCGTACATTTGTTCGTGTTACCTTTGGTGTTACCTTTGATTTTGACTTTCAGAAAAGACACCATTCAGAATCTCCTTTCTTCCAGTAAAATCAAGGCTTCACAAGGTTTTCAATTTTTAAAAAATAGTAGCGGAAGGGAGATTTGAACTCGGTATCAAACCCCGCAAACCCGCATAAATACTAGGTTTCTTTACACCTAAAGGTGTTACCTCGTGTTACCTTTTACATCGATAGTGCTTTCGCAATGTATTCTTGCATCTCACTCTCTGTTTTATTATTAAAATAATAATGGTCAAGCGTTGTTCTAATATCAGTATGACCCATTTGCGTTTTTATTACAGATTCTGGAACATTTCCATCTATAAGCTTTGTAGCATATGTCTTTCTCGCCTTATGAATTGATCGCTCACCAATTCCCACCTTATCGCATATCACATATAAACGTCTTGTAAATGCTTGTCCTTTTATCCTTTTACCGTTTTTCATAAAAATATATTCCCCAAAAGGGTTAAGCATTTTTATTTTTCTCATAAGTTCATTGGTATCTTCGGTAATTATAACATCTCTAAATCCGGCATCGCTCTTTGGAAAATTCTGAACATCAAACACATATTTTCCATTTTCGTCGCGGTATCGTATTTCTGTCTTTGATATATGTATCTTATTTTCTGCAATATCTGACCATGAAAGCGTGGATATTTCTCCAACCCTTAGTCCGGTTTTAAATGCCAAAATAATTCCAAGTTCAATCAATGTAGGCTGGTCTTCCATTATGAATTGTTCAATCAAAAGTTCTTCATCCTTAGAAAAAACTAATTCGTTGTCAGACTTATGATTCCTTTTAAATGACTTCTCCGAAATTTCCAAATCACCCATGAAACTGGTTATGCTCAAGCTGGTATAATGTTTTTTCTTTGCATATTTGAAAATTCCGTTAATCAATATCCGCATATCGGAGTACGCTTTCTGCGTAAGTTCCAGCTTTGAAATAGCTGTTTTTATGAATGATTCCAATATTTCTTCGTCAATATACCGGATTTTTCTATTTGCAATCGGCAAATACTTATTTTCAAAAAATCTTTTAAAATTCGTTTCGTACTTGTCCTTTGTCTGCCTTGTTATTTCACCATATTCCAATTTTTCAGAAATCCAGCTAGAATATACTTGGCTGATTGTCGGTTCATCTTCCATGGCTTTATAAAACTTCACTATCTCGTCTTCTATCGCCTTTTCAGATGTTCTTTTTACAAGTTTTTTCCCTCTCTGGCTTTCTTCGTCGGGCAAATATGTGTAAAACTTACCGTCTTTTCCTTCCCAAATGCTGTAGTTGTGTTTTTCAATAAATTTCTTCCTTTCGTTCATCTCAATTTTTTTCTGAATGGTGTCTATGTCGATAATACCATTTTCAATGGCGAAATTCAACAATTCACTTTTAGAAAGATTTTCCGTTTAAATCACCTTCCAATCTCTTGACTTTTTGCTTTATATCAAAGATACGCCTTTCTACTGTTCTTAGCGGAATACAAATTTTCATTGATATTTCTTTTGGTATAAATCCACGGGCAAGAAGAGAAAATATTTCCTCTTCCTGCTCCGTAAAATTGGCGTTTTCAATAATTACTTCAAGCTCTGGCTTAGTCAGTTTTGAAAACTTCATAAGCCAATATCCTCCAATATTTTATTCTTCTCCCTGCCAAATCTTCGGTGTACCGTCTGCATTAAGCATAACGGTAATGCCGCATCCCTTAGCATTCCAACTTTTCAGATACATGACACCCGTGTCTTTGTCCGCGTAGATACTGTAATTCAGCTCACTTTCTACCAATACCATCGTATTATCCTGCCCTGCGCTGACGTTTGCCATGTCACTGCATCCGGCGATCAGGAGTGTTGCTGTTAAGATTGCTGCTAAAATTTTCTTTTTCATAACTGCCCCTTTTCTCTGCTCTCTTCTTCCTCGATTGCCTTATAAAACTCGCTCGCCTTAATTTCTGTCATAAAGTCGAGTAGCTTTACTTCTACATTCTCCGCCGAGCCATATAAAACATCACCGATCATAAAGCACCTTGTGCTATATTTCCCACAAAATCTCATTCCGTAGCAGAAGTAATCCGGTTTTTTCGGCTTTGGTACCGTCTTTGCAATCTCAAGCCAATCCTTGGTAATTTGACAGTTTGCTCTGAAACGTCTAACACCGTTTTCGTAATACAATTTATTTTTTGTAAACATACCCTGAAATTTCTGCAAATCATTTTCAGTTGGAATAATTATTACCGCTCTATCGTCTGGAATATATTGCGTCGACTCAATCCCGTGTTCCTCCGAAAATTTCTTAAATGCCTGCGCATTCGCTTTTACATCTTTCTGATACTGTACATATTCTTTATAAAAATCACTGTCTTTGTTAATTGTAAAAAATTTCTCCATCTATTTATCCTCTCTTTCCGCCCCGCCGCATTACTGCTGGCGGAGCTATAGCTGTTTGACCTCATGTAAACCGGAGCTGTCCGGCCTGCTACTCTACATAAAGTCAAATAAATTCGTTTGCGCTTCATGCTGTTTCAAGCGTTTCTTTGACAAATCATAATAATATTTGTCCTTTTCAAATCCCACGTATTGCAATCCGGCATCATGCGCAGCCATAAGGCTGCTTGCACTTCCTACGTGTGTATCAAGAAATTTCATACCGCGCTCTGCATATCTGCTAAATATCCAATCGTATAATGCTTTTGGCTTCTGTGTAGCGTGCAATCTATCTTTTTCATTTGACATTCCTACCCATTCTTTAGCAGTTCCGTCAAGATTAGTCCAAGCATACTCGCACATTGAAAAACTTACATTTTCTGATATTTGTGGTTTTCTCCAGACAAGAAAACATTTTGTTGGTGGAAGATAAAAGTAGTTACCCCCCCAAATAATTTGCTTCTTACTTACTCTGAACAGTTCGTCAAAGTACTTTTCATCCGGTATTTCGCTATCCCAATATGCTTTTGGATAAGCAGACTTCTTGTCTCCTTTTCGTCTTCCTATGTTGCAGTTAATATTTATTCCATATGGAGGATCTACAACGGCAATATCGAAATACTTATCTGGGAATTCCTTCATACCATCCATACAATCCATGTTGTAATAACCGAAATCCATCATGGCATCACCTCCGGAAAGTCTTCAAATCCCATCTGTTCATCTTTTTCAAAGACAAGCATTTCTCCCTTGGCTCTCTGATAAAAATTGCGATCAATTTCAAATCCGAAAGCATTTCTCCCTATCTCAGCTGCCGCGCGCAATGTACTACCGCTTCCGCAACACGGATCAATAACCACGTCGCCCGGGTCCGTAAAAATCTCAATCAGTTTTTTCAGTACCACAACCGGTTTCTGCGCTGGATGTATCTTCGGAATGTCCTTTCCGTCCTTTTCCCAGGTAAACCGGTTGAAGATCATATGCCCCGTACCTCTGATGGTTTTCCCATCTTCATCAAATTTTGCCCCATTTCTGAACTTTGGCAACTTGTCCCGATACAGTACCAGAGCATACTCTGTAGCTCCTACAACACGCATATTTGCTTTAAGAACCTGCGGGCTGTAATTTTTTACAAATACAAGCGGTATGTAATGCTCAAATCCATGCTTCTTTGCCGCCGCAATCAATGTCTGCATCTGCTCAAAGGCGCAGAACACGATCATGCACGGCGCGTCAGAACTTCGCCCTCTAGTTCCGGCTTTCTTCGGTTCTTTCTTAAGCATCTTGCTGCAGAAATGGAAATATTCATACAGGTTGAAGTTAAAATCTGAATTGAACGCCGCTTTACCCACAAGCTTACTCTCTCCGTTTTTATTGTCTCCACCGTTGTACCACATCGGATTGCTGCCGTAGAAATTCTTCCCTACGTTGTAAGGCACATCGGCAATAATAAGCTGTGCCGACGGTATCGCGTACTTTTTGTAATTCTGCATAGAATCTCTGTAAATTTCACATTTTGTTTTCATTTTCTTTTTAGGAACCCGGCGCGCCTTTTATCCGGATAGGTCCCGGCTCCTTTCTCTAATCAAATCTTGTCTCTTTACAGACTCTGCTTTCAATATTTCTCCTCAGCGGCTTTCCCTCACTGTCTTTTGTAAAACCGTAAAGCATGTCTCGAATATAGCCGCGGCGTATAAAACATTTAACGGAACACCATTCTACATCACAGTGTGCACATGGCTCTCCAAGGCACTCATTCTTTTCATTGACAGGTTTTACATCGAAAAGACCTATCTGACCGTCTATTTGTTTCATTCTGTCAAAAGGAGCCGATGCGCATCTTCCCGGGAAGCTCCGCTCCTTTCTGATTTATTTTTTCTTACATCTCTTGGTCTTGAACTTATACACATCGTTTTTCTGCCGGCTTACCGCACTCCGGTAGCCGTTCAGCTTACTTGCTCTGCTCTTTCCCATGTGCACCTCCCTCTATGGCATCTAAGCATTCGTTCCACCCTGCATCGAACCTTCCATTGTCACAATGCTCTGGATGATCTGATTTCTCTGGCAACTCCCGGAGCGGGCACCAGTCCGGCTTTGCTCCGTCTGGTACAAGTTTCCCTGTCGCACAGCACAGATATTCGTCATCATTCTCTGTCTCATAGCACAATGTGCATTTCTGGCATACCTGTTCCGGCATATCCATAATCAATACTGCTTTAGCCATACCTCACACTCCTTCCGGTTTCTCGCACCGCTCAAATTCGATAACCCAAACCCACGGATTTGCATCCCAACCATACCGGTCAAGGTCGGATTTCTTGATGGTTGATTCCCACAGCCAAGCAAATTGCTCCTTTGCAATCCCGTACTCTGTGTCTACTTCTGTTCCATAATTTTTTTCACCGTATCCGATATCATCATAGAAAAGGTTTCCAACACCTTCGCTTTCTGCCCCCTTTGGTGTTATATCCTGCAACCGCTCCACTCTCACATTCGTAACCTTAAGCCAGATACGCGCCGCTTCTTTCGGCATGTGGATGGATGGTTTCCACTTTGTAACATCGGCAATGTCATTTCTTTGCCAATCTTCGTAGTAATAGTATCCGTTCGGCGCCTTTTTCCATGTCTCCCGAACATACAGGATATCTCCCGGTGCATACCTATACGGCGGCTTAACGTATTGAATAGAGCCACCATATTCATTAACGGCAAATCCAAAGCATCCTACCTCTTTCTTTTCTGTACTGTCGGTAACAAAACCAAGTGGATATATATGCTTTTTATCCGGCTGTGGCTTTATCAATCTACGGGTACAGATCTTCCGTCCGTCCAAAATTGCCCGAACCATTTCGGTATTGAATAAAATTGGCAACACTCTATTCATCCTCTGACTCCTCCTCGTAGCAACTATACACAATTGTGTTGTCTAAATCGCAATCACTGTTATTCCATTCAATATCTTCTAATGCTCTGTCTTTCGCAATCTGAATAGCTTCTGCTTCTGTATCCGCTTCTATGTCATCATAGTCAATCGTAAGCTGTAACCCCACACTTGCATTCCACTTAGCCATCTACACCACCGCCTTTCACAATCTCGATTGCCTTTTTTGCAGGATAATGCATGGAAATAACCATTCCTGCAACCTGTTGTTTAAACTTATCTGCATCAATCAGTCCCATCGTTCGCCCTCCTGTTCCATTCTTTAATTACCATATTCAAATCACGACCGTTTGGATAAGATACAACAGGAACTGGGCAATCCGGATTATTACACTTAACCATATACATCATTCCATCGCTGCTCCAATGTTCGATTATGGGTTTCTTGCCACAGAACGGGCATGGTTTAAGTTCTTTCCTCATTCTTCGTCACTCCAATCTAACCTCTGACCACAATTCCCGCAGAAGTCTGTTTTTCTGTCCAGAAATTCAACACCACATTTGCATTTTCCAATACCCCAAACCAATTTTTTACGTGATGGCTTATATGGAATCTGCTTCTCTCTTGCTTCTAACAGGCTTTTGAGCGTAAATCCACACTTTACACATTCGTCCTCAAATTTCATGTATTCTTCCATGTTCTCAGGTGTAATTTTGCGATCAATCATAGCTTTGCAAACTGCTACCGATTTTTGGCATTCTTCTGGCGTGCCGATTGCTCGGTAAGCATCCCAATCTGCCGCGTCCTCGTAGGTAAGGATTTTGGCGTTTATTGGATGCGTGTTATCCGGTTCTTTCAGATATCGTTCCAGTTCATCCGTTACGTCCTCAAGGGATAGTTCTCCGCCGAACATTTCCGCAAGACGCGTTTCTAATGCACGGTACTGCTGTACCTCTTCCAGTGCCTTGATCGCCATTTCCAGATCTTCCATTCCGCCTTTCCCGGCTACCTGTCCTGCCGTATGCATCCGGTACTTGATTCTCTCGATTGCTTTATTCTCCGTCATAGCTACACCTCACCACTTAATAATTTTCCTGTTACTGTATTAAATAATTTATAATATGATGTTTCTTCTATGACTTCCCCGGTAGACTTTCTTTTCCTAAGAATCACATCTGCAATGGAAAAGCGACCGTCTTTCTCTGCTACTGAAAATCCATTCTTATTAACATATTTAGCCATTTCATCTAATGCATTCATTTTATCTTCGTCGTAATAAATGCATACATCGCTTCTTGAACTGTTGTTATGTCGCTTTAGAATTACATCGTATATAATGGTTTCTCCACTTTTGTTCATTCCTACACCTCCAAAAGTTCCGGGTTGTCAATTTTATTGCCGATCACTTCAAAATTCTCTGAATCAAAATCATCCAGTTCCTCATAGTCATCACAGCCCGTCTCATTCGTGCACCATCCGTTTTCATGCCACACGACACGCTTTCTCGTCTCATCTTCTGGAGACTCAACGTCGATATGCCCTGAAAGAATATCATTCTCCCAGATCAACTTGCCATTCTTGTCCTTAAGTCCGGTGCACTGGCAGATCGTATCTTCCAACACTTCGACAGCTGTTTTTAGCAAGTTATCTGCGTGTATTGGCTGCCCTGTTTTGTGATGTGGCAAGATGTATGGTACATCATTTACCATAAACAAAAATCCTTCCACCCATTCTCTGTTATCAATCCGCTTTCCACGGAATAAAAATCTATTCTCCATGTTCACCCTCCATTTCTTTTAGCTTGGCTTCGGCTTCCTCTTTTGTAAGGAATACGGTTTTCCCAAAATCGCATTTTCTAAAATACGCTCCGATAAAGTGATTTGTTGCTTTTGCATAAATTCTATATTGCTCCCCGCATTCATAGAAAGTTACACTAGAAATAAAAGCTTCATACACTTCATCTTTCATATTTTCATCATATTCAATGCCATCAAACACATTAAACGGAGAAGTAACTACCCATACGGTATCTCCCACCTTGCACGGCAACCGCAGAAGCAATCCCTGCTCCTCGGCATCCTCGTAGTCTTTGAGTTTCCGATATACGGCATCTATTTCCTCGCAATCCGGTTCACATGCCCTTTCCCACAGTTCATCATCAATCCATAATGGATTCCTTTCTGTTAATCTCTCCATGCTATCCCTCACTCTTTGCCTTAAGCCATTTAAGCCATCCTTTTTTATCCCAAGTGCTTCCACCAAGTATGTCTTTCGTCACAGCATCAAACCATTTTGCCAGTTCCTCGTCCGTCATGCTCCGGATCCGGTCTGCATTGGTCATGGCTTTATAATGCTCACAGTTGCGCTCCATGTCTAAATGTGGGCTGTCGTTAATCTTCGGACACCACTTACCGACAATTACATCATCTTTATTTGACAGATTATATAAGTTATTGCAGTTCTTACACTTCGGCATCTTTTTTTCTCCCTTCCGTGTCTTTATCTCCAATCAATTTTTTGACCACATACATCGCAAAATGAATACCTGCCTTTATTTCTGTAGATGTCACGTATATGTTTTTTACATGCAGGGCAGTAGAATTCTTTCCGCGCATACCTGGTTGCCACTTTTCTTGGCTGCTGTTTCATTTTTGTGTCCCTGCATATCTGCAATGCTTTCACAGCTTTTGTTAAAGCTTGGAGCATATCTCTATTATCTTTTTGGGCTTCTATAGCTTTTTCCAATATTTCTATGGCATCATTTATCGACATTCATTTTCCCTGCTCCCTTCCGCACCGCAGCTGATACGGCACCTCTCTGAATCTCTTAAGCGCGTCGCCGCTATAGTTGCGCATTTTTTCTTTCATACCTTTATCTCACTTTCACATCAGTGTCATTTCTGCGAATTTTAAAATCCAACCCACACTCTTCTTTCAAGATCTGTATCTGATCTTCCCATGTAGCATAATCATCCATGATGCATTCTGCCTTTTTATTGAAGCGATCAACAAATCTCTGTATGCGGCTTTTACCAAAGTCAAACTCATCGTGCAAAACCATTGCAGACAAAATCGTTACCGTGTCTATGGTATTTAATTTAATCTTGCTAACGCATTCATCTATTGCATTCTTGGGTAGCGCAAGTGGTAATTTTGTTGCGCCGCGAAAGCGGCACTCTTCTTCCAGAGAGTCAATTCCCTTCTCCTTTGCAATTCGCAGAGCATATGCCATTCCCTCTCGCCTAAGTTCTTCATCTTTATTTCTCATGAATCAGTTCTCCTTTCTTTTTCATCTCAATCGAATCGAGTTCCAAAAAGGACTGTGCATATATCTTTGAATTCATTTTCACGATCAGAAATTTGACCATCCAATTCATCGAGCCTATTAAGTAATGCTTTCTGGTATTCTTTTTCTGTAAAATCCGTATTGCGTTTTCTTCCCCTTGTTCTTATTGGAAGTTTTACATTTTCTCCGTTTTCCAATAAAATCCCAATAATTTTGTGCCTTGGGACGTCGTTTATTTCCGCAAGAATCTCCAACTGTTCACCTTTATGCTTTGCATGTCGGTACCTGTTGCAAATTTCGCATTCGCCCATCTCCATCATTTCTTATCACGCCCTTCCATAACATTTGTTTCCGCCAAAGTTTTTTCTAATTCATCATAGTCATAAGATCTCTGATGAAAGTTATTAAATTTGTTTTTTGATCTTGTGTTGCTTTCTTTCTCCTGCTTCTCCCAACTCCTTAATGCGGCTTTCCAGTCGGTTATTATTTCTCCATTACGTTTCCAACCTATTGATTTGTAGTAATCAATAAATGATTCTGCGCTAACACCATTCTTCCTCTTACGGCAATAATCAGCCACTTCCGCCAATGACGGTATGCACGCTTCAACTTCTTTCCCCGGCGAGCATCCTGCGCTCCTTATTGCATTCACTCCGGAAAAATTTTTTGAAGCATCGAATGTGTATGCGCCATTTCTTTTCGTATAAAGCATTGATTTTTCTTCTGCATAATTGGTTGGCTTATAACGGTCTTTTTGAATGCAGTTATGTAATTTCCAATGTTTTATGACAATAACATTAGATCCTGGAAAAGTAAGAACATAATGTTTGTCAATGAGAATTTGCAAGTCTTCCTTTGAAGCCTGGCACTCTCTTACTGTTTTATTGGCGCAGTCAACAAAACCATCGTCATCTGCCCGTATGCATAAATGAAAAAACAACCCCTGCGCTGTGAGCGGCATGTCAAGAAAAGCATCTGACGTCACTAAATCTATACGAAACATCCGCTTACTTGCCATAATATCTCCTTCAAGTTCCAAAAAATTATCACTTTTCTACTTCCAAAAGCTCAATGACACGCGATCCTGCATCTTCCGGTCTGCAAAAAACAAATTTCACGCCGTACTTAAGCTGCATTGTCAGCATTGCTTTTCCAAGGACTTCCCCGCTTGTTGGCGGTGCCTTTGGAAGCGGTACATTCAACCACTTTCCAATACCATGCATGTACTTTATCTTGTTGTATCTATCAAGCCTTGGATTGTGCCAATGAAAAACGTCTTCAATAGTTTTTATTCCATCCATGTTCTCAACCAAAACATACAGTGCTATATTGTTGTTCTGCGCCAAAATACACTCGTCTCGGAACCTTGGATGCTGTTTTCCGCAGACGTTTCCCGTAATCTCCTGCATGTCCTTCTTAGTATCTACGGAAACCTTGTAGCTTCCAATAAAGTCCATCTTCTTAACTTCCATCTTTCTTGCTGACTTTCGTCTTATAACGTCAAGAACGGTTCCTTCCGCAATAACATAATCTCCAACTGGAAGAGGTGCTCGTAGCACCTCTATGTCATTACGATCAAAATAGCGATTCTTAAGTATGTGCTGACCCTCTTTCTGACCTTTGTCCTCGATCAATAACATACATATCTCCCTTCCATTGATTTATCCGAGTTATTTTTAAGTAAAAGGCAACTCTTCCTCAATTCCATCCGGAATATGCATAAAACCATCCGAATCTGTCATAGGCTGCGGTTTGTAACTTCCGTTGTCCTGCGAAGCTTGTTTGCTCTCTGCAAATTCACAGCTTTCGATCAAACACTCATTGGTGTACACCTTATTACCGTCTTTGTTGGTGTAACTTCCGGTCTGCCAGCTTCCTTCAATTACAAGCTTTGTTCCCTTTTTGCAATATTTTTCAAGGAACTCTGCTCTTTTACCAAACGCAAGGCAATTGATATAATCTGCCGTTGGCTGTCCATCCTGCTTAAATTTCCGGTCAACCGCCAGAGTAATTCTACCGATAGCTGTTGACTTCTCGCCCTGCGACCATCTTAATTCCGGGTCTTTGGTGCATCTTCCCATTAAAATCACTTTATTCATTCACTTATTCCTCGCTTCCTTAAAAAGGGTAAAGGTTCATATCGACCTCTAATCCACGTTCCGCCACGTAAACATCTGATCCATATTTAATTGTCTCTGCTGTCTTTTGTTTGAATAATGCCGAATCTGCTGATTTATCTGATAAGTGAATTAGAACGACATTTCGCAATGCCGGATTATCGTTAGTAGAAATAAAGTCAAGTGCCGTTGGTAAACTCATATGACCTCTTAATCTGTGTTCGTAATTTGGCTCTTCTCGGTTCACAAACTGCATATCATAGTTGGCTTCCACCATGATGTGATTAACACCATTAAATCTCCATCTGACGTATTCCGTGTCTGTTGCATACACAAGGCTTCCCATCTCTGGATGCGTAATGTAAAACCCAACGCACGGGCACTCTGAACCGTCTCCGTTGTTATGTAGCCATCTTCCAGATTTATCACGATTTTCAAATGCTCTTATGTCAAAATTTCCTTTTCTAAAACGCATTTCAGAATCTTTTATCGGCGGTCTGCATGGTTCAAAAACAGGAATGCCAGCTTGCACATATTGTAAGCTATAAAGACTATGGTCAGTATGGAAATGGGTAGTAATCACAGCCTTAATTTTCATCACATTGAAATCCAGTGCTTTCTTGACTTCCATAAAAGGCAACCCGGCTTCGATTATCAAAGCTTCCTTGTCATTCTCCAGCATGTAGCAATTACCGGATGAACCAGAACCTAAAACTTTAAGTCTCATTAAAGAACTCACTCCTCACATCAATAATCTGTCTCGTCTGTCCCAACAATGTCCTATTGTGCTTTGCTCTCTGCTCATTGTCGCAAATGAACTGTTTGCAGATTTCCGGTCGTACCGGATAGATTCTGCATTTCTCACAACTCTTGTCCGTATCAAGAAAAGGGCATGTCATATCATATGGTCGATTCACAGTAGGAAGCAGGTGCCTACACTCTTTGATATGGTTCTTACGGATATATCTGTGAATTGCATCTACTTCCTTTCTGCTCATTGGTAAAAGATTGGAACAGCAGTTACCGCATTGGCTACATTTCCCATCTCTGCAAAAGTTGTAAATGTTATCTTCCATTCCTTTCTGTACGGATTCTAAAAATGATATAACTTCCATATGCTACTCCAATCCTTCATCCGCCGGAAACTCAAATACTCCACTCAAACCCATAGTAAGTTTTTCGTCAATTCCATCTGGCGGTGTCTGCCCCATCTTTACAAGATTATGGCACATATAAGCCATTCTTAATTCTTCCATGGCTTTCTTTGCCCTTTCTTTTGAACTGTATTCAGCCATTTTAGTTCCTGCCGCCGTATAGCTGTTATGACAATAAACAGCCGCACACCAAACATCTTTATATTTCCCACATGCCATAGAAAAAGAACTGATTTCATAAGGCACATCCATCGTGCCGTCCTGGCTAATAACTCTCATTTGGCTTTTCTTCCTTTCTTTTTTATTTTTCCTATTCCTTTAATAATCCTTGAAATATAGGATTGTGTAATTCCAAGTGCTTTGGATATTTCGCTTTGTGTTTTCCCTTCCACAAAAAACATAATAAAAATACGTTGTTCTCTCGGACTCAATTCCTCAAAAATCTGTTGAGCAAGCATAGAATTAACTGTATTTTCTTCATAATCCTTACGATCTGCTATCATTTCAGCATAAGAAACGCTTTCGCCATTTCCTATATCCACATTATCATCTAATGAAAATGCTGCATTTACTGATTTTTTACTTTTCCGGAATTCCATAAGCAGTTCATTTCTCACAAGTAGAAAAGCATATGTAGAAAAACATCCTTTTGAAGCATCAAAGGTGTCAATAGCCTTTAGAAGTCCAATGGAACCAATCTGAAACATATCTTCATCAAACGCTGGAATACCTAAACGTTGCATAACAAAAAAGACAATTCCGTAATTTGTAAGGAACATTTGCTCTTTGGCATACTCCGAACGGCAAGTAATCCATAGGTGCAATGCATCCTGCTTACTCAATTCAGATTTTGGAAAGTTCATTCTATCATCCTACTTCATGAAGTCCGGCAAATCATTGTCATTATCAACAACTTCCGTCTCTACCTTTTCCGGTTTATCTGCCATCTTGGGCTCTTCCACAGTTTCGGAAACTTCCGGCTCAACAGGAAAATCCTCTGTATTTGCGTTTTCAGATATTTCATGCTTAACCTGTTCCTGCAAATCTTCCATCGGATATTCCTTGAAATCGTTGTCCTGCATTTCCTCTTTCGTATACAGTCCCATTGTCAATTCCGGACAATTCAGACTTGAGAAGAAAGATGCCGCTCTGTAACGAAGCATTAACTGTGGCATGGTTTTCCACTTACTACCATTCTTACCAAGCCATCCCTCGGCTTTAGCCATTTCCATGTCCACGGTCATACCCTCAACTCTACGACCATTTTTCGTAGTCCAAGCGAGACACGAATAAGGCTTGCCATCCTTATCTTTGGTTTCCTCGAACTGTAATTCCATGTCGAATTTACCGGAATTATTGATTGCCGCAATCAGAAACTTTGAACTCCAAGATGGTCTACCCTGGATTACATACAGATTCTGCATAACCATCAGTGGGCTTACTCGCAGTCTCTGCGCCTGCTCAATAGCAATCAGACAGTTTGCATCGTTCTTCTGGAATGTTGCCGGAACGATAGTTGAACTCGCCAACGCCTTTGCCATCTGCATAGCCATAATGAAATTATCTGATGTTCCAAAAATTCCAAGGCTATAGTCTGTAACCTTGTTGTTGCTGTGTGCAACCTCTGTCTTTTCCTCTGTCTTTGCTACTGCTGTGTTCTCTGCCATAATTATTTTTCCTCGCTTTCTTTCCTTATTGCTTTTTTAAATGCTCCATTTTTAAGAAATTTCAAAACAAGATTGAGTTGCATATTCTTGAAAACCTCTATGTGCTTTGTACTGTGATACCACATTACCCATTCCTGTTTCAAAAGTTCCTCAATGCTTGTAATCTGCTCACCCTCTGCGAATTTTCGCTGACTTAAAAGGTATTCCCTGTGTTTTTGAATGTTCTCACATTTTGCGCACTCTTCGGAAGAATACATTGAACAATGCTTTCCGTTAAGGTTTATAGACAATGCACAATATCTACATGGATTAACTCTCATCGTCACCACCGCTTTCCTGTTCTTCATATTTCTTCACAACTTCCACCTTATCAGCACCGTAGGTCTCTACCCATGCCATATCCACCGATTCATCCGTAACTTTCAGCTTTGCGCCTTTGGCATTTACAACCGTGTCACCGGCTTTTACATCGTCTGATGTAGCAAATATATATGACCGGCTCTGGTTTGGATATTTTGCTTTTATGTAATTCATTCTGATACCTCCGCAATCTCTCCATTTTCAATCGTATACCAAGTATCCGGCTTGATAATCTCCCCATCAACCTGCACCATCTTTGCGCCGTTAAGAACCCACGCACTCTGGTTATTTCTGTCATATTCCGGATTATCTTTTGAGCCAGTGTATTCCCAGTCTGCAAAAACAAGAAACGAGCCAATAACGCCCTTTGCTTTTGATTTGTAACCCCAAGCAACAGCTACTGCATCCTTGTCTTCTGCCGAGGATGCTCCACAGTATCCGGTTGCCGAGGATGCTCCACAGGTGCCGGTTGCCGAGGATGCTCCATAGGTGCCGGTTGACGAGGATGCTCACAAGTATCAGGTAGCCTCGCAT